TCGGGCGGCAGGGTCAGGAGAGGGGTGCCCCTCGAACATTTCGGGCCGGGGGGGCGTTTCCGCAGGTCAGAGGCCTTTTTTGGGGTCGGCGCGGTCGTTGGCGCCGTCGGGTGCGCGCTGCTCGCCATTCGGTCGCCCTCCGGTCGTGTTTGCTGGCTGGCTGCGCGGGTTTGCTGGCGGGTCGGGGTCACCAGTCCATCGCCAGGCGGTCGCGGGCGGGCTGCGTGTCGGCGGCGGCTGCGCTGATGCCGAGTTCGGCGAGGGTTCGCGCCCAGTCGCGAGGGTGGCAGCCGAGGATCACGGGTCGGTGTTCGTCGCGCTTGCCGTCGCCGCGTTGGCTGTTGCAGTTGCCGTGCAGTAGTCGGTCGGCTCGCTTGCCGCCGAACGCTCGTGGCTGCGAGTGATCGCCTGCGAGCTGCTTGCCGTCCCAGTTGCGGTCGAGCAGTGGTGCTTTGAACATCGGTAGGCCGCACCACCAGCACAGCGTGCCGTTCTCGTGTCGGCGTAGCAGTCTGGCTACGTCTTGCTGGTGTGCCCAGCCGAGCCCTTTGTCGGTGGTGTTGGCCTTGCGAGCCATTGCCTCTACTTGGGCGCCCCGATGCGTATGTCGAGTGCGTCTGCGCTGCTGGTGATCTCGACGTTGAGCCCGTACGCCTTGGCCATGCGTTCGATGATCATTGCGCTCACGCGCAGCTTGGTCTCGGCGGGCATGAGCGCGATCGCGGCAGCTCGGTCGCCGGGAACGGGCATGTGCCCGAGCATTTGGGGTGGTACTTGCGGGCGTGAGTTGATGAGCTCTTGCGCCAGGGCGCTCATGTCAGGCTGCGCCATGTCGTGCCTCGCAATCGGGGTTGATCTCGCGGGGCGGCAGGCTGATCAGCCCGTCGGCGCCCATCGTGGTTGTGAGCAGCGGACCGCCGCAGATCTTGCAGTGCAGCGTGACTTGCGTGTAGCTGCCTGCCTTGGGTGCCTCGGCGAGCCGCTCCTTGGTGACGAGGGTCCATCCACGTTCGTCGAGGGTGTGTTCGAGAGCCTCGGCGACGGTTTTGACGAACGTTTGGATCTGGCCCTGTTGTTCGTCGTCTTGCCCTGGGAACGTCTGGAAGTTGACGAGCATGATCGGCCCGTGCTCGGGGTGCACGAGGGCGGGCAGGGCAGCGGTCAGCTGATCGGTTGCGTCGCTCATTCGTCGTACCTCAGTTCAGGGACTCGGGCCACTCGCCAGTTGAGCGGGTCGGCGCCGAGCTTGGCGGCTGCCGTGGCGGCGTCCGTCGAGATCGGGCGCCCGCCTGCGATACCGGCTGTCGGGCGGTCGAACGCAGCGCCGACGGGTACGTATTCGGTCGGCATTTCGGTGATCTTGGGCGGGTAGACCTTGTGCGCCAGCTTGATCAGCACGAGCGCGATGCGCCTTCTCATGGGAACTCCTGGGGGTGGTGTGGTCGGCGTCGCGGGGCCGATGCCCTACCAACGACGAACGCCCCGGCCAGTGGCTCGGGGCGTTTCCGTGCACGCGTCGTCAGTAGCGATCGCGTGCGCAAGAATCACGTTAGCACAGGTAGAGCGTGTTTGGTGGTGCTCATCGCCGCCGCCGTTTGCGTCCGGCCACCTCACGCACGTGCGCGAGTTGGTACCGGGCCACGTTCGCCTCGAATCCGCTCGGCACAAGCTCACCGATCTTGGCCCAGTGCTGAAGGGTGCGGCGCGGGATCTCCATGCCAAGCTTGGGCAGGATGAAGTCGCTCAGATCGCTGATGCTGAACGAGTATTCGTCGGCCTCGGCCAGCAGCGCCTCTTGCAGGGCCTCGACGTCGTGCTCGGTCTTGCACTCAGGACACATGACCCTTCGCGCACCGCGCTTGGCGTACAGCTGAACTCGGCACTCGGGGCGGTCCTCCAAGTCGGCGGCGATGCGTTCGGCGCGCTGCTCGTCGGTGAACACGTGCTGGCAGGGCCCGCAGTACTCAGGTGGCTCGGGCCGGTTGACCACGCGCCGGATCTGCTCGGTCAGATCGACCATGGCATTGTGGCACTCCTTGGCCGCCTCGTCGGCCGCGATCGCCTGCACATGCTTGCCGAGCCAGCGCGCGAGACCCTGCGTGGTGATGTCGCGCGGCACGGGAGCACCACGCGTCTCGCACAGGTGCCGAACCCAAGTCACGAGTTCGCTTCTTGCGGCCTCACGCAGCCGTGAGGCTTTCGGATTGACTCGACCCAAGGCGAGTACCGCCGAGCGTCGGAATCGTCCCTCTCTGAGCGCCTGAGCCAGCTTTTCGGCGGCGTCCGGCCCGGTGTAGGCATCGAGCTCGTGCGCCTTGGTGCCCCGGCGCCCCGGGTCGCCGAGGCGCACCTGCCCGACGACCGCCTCCTCGAGGCGTTCGAGCCACCACGGCAGATCGTTGAGCGCGTTGCGTAGCGCCGTGATGTGCGTGAGGCACAAGTACAGCTGCGCGCGCCCCTCGCAGACCTGGCAGGCGGTCACCGGGCGCCCCCCTCGTCGGCGATCAGCCACGGCGCGCCGGGAACGGTGCCCAGCCTCGGCGCGGGAATGCCGCACACATCGGCGATCGTGTCCATGACGCGATCGAGCAGCGAGCCGAGGCGCGTCAGCGGATCCACAGCGCGCCTGCGGACCTCGCGCCCGTCGACCATCACGTAGGTGCTGATCGTCGGGTTGCGGCGCCACTCGAGGATCGCTCGGTGGTGCAGCTCGATCGCGGTCGGCTGCCGTTTGAACAGCTTCACCGGTGATTCTCCTGTCGGTTGTGGTTGCGGTTGTGTGCCTTGCCCATGCCCAGCGCCTCGCGTTTGGCGGCGAAATACTCGGCGATCGCGGCGCGGCACTCGGCGCGCCCGTAGCACTCCTGTAGCGCCTGCTGGGCTGCCTCGAACCGCGGTGTGCGGTTGGTGACCTGGCCGCCAACGAACCCCGGCAGCGCGACCGCGGGCTCGGGGGCGGGTTTGATCGCGTCGAGCTCGGCCTGTCGGCGGTCGAGCCCGTCGAGGCCCTCGTTCTGCGTGCGCTGGCGGCGCGCCTGCCGTGCGTGGTGGATCAGGTCGCCGATTCCGATCGCGCGGTCGGTGGGCGCGTCGTAGTACGCCTGCAAGCCGTCGAGCAGATCGGACTCGTTGAGCTTGTGCCGCTCGATCTGCTCAGCCCAGGCCGCGACACGTGCGGTGTCGCCCTGGCTCACGCGGTCGTCGAGGATGGCGGCCATCTTGAGCACCTGCATGGTCGCCTCGACCGTTTCGCGGCTCGCGTTGAGGTTCATCGGCGGCCCTCCAGCTCGGCGATGAGCGCCTCACCGGCCTTCTCCCAGCCGAGGGCCTTCTGCGACGGCTTGCCGAGCCCGTTCAACGCCGCAGGGGCGCTCGCGCCCGTGCGGGGCGCGTTCTCGGCGGCGCGCCGGATCCAGTTCCGCCATGTGGCCGTCCAGTCGGCCTTGCGTCCCTTCGCGCCGGCCGCGCCGCGCCAGTAGTCGGTGAACTTCTCATGCTCGGCCCGCAGATCCACATGCGGGAACTGCTGGCGCATCGCGGCGATCGTCTCGTCGTCGGGCATCCACCCCTCGGGCAGACGAGAACCCCTCGGCGCCTTGGCGGCGGGTGCGGCCGGAGCGCTCTGCGCGACGGCAAGGTTTTGCGGGTCTCCCCCCACACCCCCCTCTACCAACGCAAGTGGAGAGGAATCCTCTGTTCCCCTGTTCCCCTGTTCCCCTGTTCCAGTCGCGACGGTCTCGCGAGGACTCGCGACACTCTCGCGAATTTCGGAGTCGCGATAGTTCATCGTGCCGTCTGGCCTGGGAAAACGCCCCTTGCCGGGTTTGTCGATGCGCTGAACGTCCTCCCACCACGACACGAACAGCAGACAGGTGCCGTCGACCTCGTAGCGCCACAGCAGACCGGCCTGGTGGAGCTCGGAAATCGCTTCGGACACCCTCGCGTAAGTCTCGCGAGGGTTCGCGAGCATGTCGCGAGGGAACACGTCGCCGACGATCAACGCGATGTCGTCCTTGCCCACGCCGTTGTCGTCGACATACGACTCGAGGCCCTTCAGCACCAGCCGCGCGTCCCACGAAACCGACGCGATCCGCTCCGAGCGCCAGAACTCGGGTTTGGTTGACCTGATGCGCATTAGTCCTCCGTCTCAGGGTTAGGGCAGTCGGGATGGTGCCCCTGCGTACGCGGGTGCCAGCCGCAGTCAGGGCAGCGGCCCATCGCGATCAGCTCGGCGCGACTGAACAGCAGGCGGATCTTCGGGTCGCTCATGAAGCGTCCCCGAACAGAGTTGGCGGGCGCTGGTGTTCCGCACCCTGATGGGCTGAGACCGCCTCGTCGATGTCGGCCAAGACTGGCTTGAGCGTGTTGATGACGTTCTGCATCTCATCGAGCGGAAACCGGCGATAAAGCATGCTCAGTCGAGACACCGCAGACTTCACTGATCGGGTTTCTTCGAGTACGTGCCGGATCTGTTCGACCTCACCAACGGTGACCTGCTTGGAGAACCCGTATTTCTGGTCGCCCCAGTTGAAGTTGTGCCCGAGCGCCCGTTCGATTTGGCGGATCCGGTCCTGCAGGGTGCGGACCAGTTCGTTGTTGTGGGCGCTTCTCGTGAGTTCGTCGTTGACGCGGCGTGCGACGCGTTCCTCAACCTCTGCGGTGGCGTCGCGGTATGCGTCGCTTCTGGCGTTCTGGATGGCGTTGGCGCGCAGGGTGTCCTGGCGAGCCATGATGGACCGGACCGCATGCCACGAGGGCGTGTGGTCGGTCTTCGTGACGGCCTTGACGTGCACTGCCATACGGGTTTTGGACTTACCGGGCGACATCAGACCCCACCCCTCGGGCAACTCGCCTTCGTGCACGATCGCTGGGTCGTTGACGACGAGCCACCACTGGTGACACTGGTCGGCCCACGCGTCGGCCTTGCCAGGCTTGTTGAGTTCGTTGAGCCAGTCGGATCGCGACACCTTGAGTTCGTGGCCGACGAGGATGCGGCCACTGCTACTGGTGAATCCGACATAGATGGCATCGCATCCGCCGCCGCTGACACCGTTCCATCCGACCTCGGGGAGAAAGATCCCGCCAGGCAGCGGCGCACCGGGCTTGATGTAATGGCGTTTCAGAAGCGCAAGCAGGTCAGCAGTTTTCAGGTCGGCCATCAGAACGCCCTCGCCATCTCGCCCTCGTCTTCGGGCGGTTCGTATCCGGGGCAGGTGCACGGGCACCGGCCGTCGTGGTGCGGGCAGCCGCACAGCGCGCAGTCATCGGTGAGTTCGGGCATTAAAGCCGCACGCCATGCATGGACCCACGTACGGTTTCCGCCATGACGACTGACGACGTCCGCGCTGAGGTGACCATGCACGAACTTTTGATGAGGCTCCTCGGCGAGTTCTCCCATTTGCAGGACTGCCTCGACAACCTGGTGGCCAGGAGATTCCTCGAAGTTCGAATACCAGCTGCAAGCAAGTTCTTTGTGAACCGGGCAATCAAACGGATCAACGACGAAGAACGGGTCGATCTGCTCCTTGCGATCGCCAAAGACCTCGATAGCGATGCTGCTCTCGGCTCGTTCCGTGCGGTTTTCAACCGCGTCAAGAAGCTCAGAGACAGATGCGCGCACTCTGCGCGCATCACACCCGGGGAGAATGGTGCCCTCGTGATCGAGAAATCTGTAATCACAGAGCATGAAGTGCCCATCGAACGCACCACCGTAAGCAGATCCGAACTGACTCAAGCGATTCACGAGTGCCTGTGGCTGGAAGCTCAGGCGGTCTACGTTTGCCATTCCGGTGGCCTCTACGGAAAGCTCAGCCTCGGCACTGTTCCGATCGAGCCTGTGAAACCTCCCGAACAGCCCGAGCACTGGGATGGCGTCACATACCGCGGGCTTGACGAATAGGTTCCGGTTCGTCATCGACCTGGCGGTGATCATGCGGGCCTCCAAGGTCCACAGGTGACGACGCGTTTCATCACCTGGGCGTCGGGTTTCATCCCGGCCTTGCGTTGCCGCGCCGCGACATCCGCGCGATACCACTCCGGGTCGGGATGCACGTGGTACACCTGCATGCCCTTGTCTCGGCCACCCACCGCGGTGAACACCACGGCCACCTGCTCGATCACGGCGGGCTGGCTCGGGAGCGTGAGATCGAAAGCCAGCTGCTCGACGGTCACGACGCGACTCCGAGCGATTCGGCGACGACACCGACGAGGTCTCGCGCCGCCGGTGGGGTGACCGCGTTGCCGGCCTGGCGCACCTGCTCGCGCCGGTTCCCGAGGATCCGGTACTCGGCTGGGAAGTCCATAGCGCGGGCGATCTCTCGCGGCTCCAGCATGCGGAACAGGACATCCTCGACGTCGATCGTCGGGCGGCCGTGCAGTAGTGCGGGTGTCGGCCCGTTGGCCATCATCGTGCGCGCGGGCTCGGTGACCGGTGTGGACATCTGCCCCTGATCGCCACGCGCGGTGTGGTGGCGCATCAGCAGCGCGTGCCGCTCCACCGTCGTGCACGTCGGCAGCGCCTCACGGGTGGGCACCACCCCGCCGTTGCCGTAGTAGGTCGTCACCAGGCCGTGGTGCGTGCCCGACGCGGTGACCGTGGCCAGCGGCTGATCAACCGGGCGATGCTTGGACCCGCCACCGCGCAGCTCCGCGATGAACGGGGCCAACGCGATGCCATCGTTCTCGCGTGTGGTGCGCGTCGGAATCGGATCGTCAGTGCTCGTCGCGTCGGTGCGCCACGTGCCGCCTGTCGGGACCAGCAGCCCAGTCTCGTTGCGGGTCGTCATGGTGCGGGTGGGCTGATCGACCGGCGCGGCGGCCTTGCCGTCACGCCCCTCGACCGGCACCAGCAGCGGCAGCCAGTACCGCTCGATGCCGGCCCGGATGCGCGCCATCGTCTTCTCGGCCAGGGGTTTGTCCCGGTCGCCGATGCGCTGCCCCAGCAGTGACCAGTCGATGATCTCGGCGGCCGGACGGAACAGCGGCTCGAGCACCTGGTTGCGGCACGTGGTCGACGGGCACCGGTACACGTACTGGGCGCGGTAGCGGCCCCACGGGGCGCGCTCCGGCCGCTTCCACGACTGCATCATGCGGACCCGCCCGCACGTCGGGCACACCGCCTCGGGCCGCGTCAGCCGGTCAACATCGGGACGCTGGTTGCCCTTGCTCCAGAACACCACGTACATGCGGTCCCGTGACTGCGGCGCCCCCGGCCCGAACGCCTGCGCGTGCATCGAGTTCAGGAACACGATGTGGTGCTCGTAGCCCAGCGAGTCCATCGCCATCAGCCACGCCTGGAACGGCTGCCAGTGCCACGCGTCCACGACGTTCTCGACGATGACGGCCTCGTAGCGGTGCGCCTCGGCGAACCGGGGCACGTCCCACATTGTGGCGCGGGACCGCTCGGCCGCCGCGTCGGGCAGCACCTCCCCGAACAGATCGGGCTGCGAGTCGACGCGCTTGCGGCCCTTGGCCACCGAGTGATTCGTGCACTCCGGGCTCGCCCACAGGATGTCGGTGCGCGGGAACCGGCGCGGGTCGATCTGCGACAGATCGGCGCACACATGGTCGGCGTCCGGGTGGTTCGTGTTATGCGTCTCGACGGCCAGGTCCCAGTGGTTCGACGCGACGCGCACCTCCACACCGGGGATCTCGATCGCGCCGGTGCTCGAACCACCAGCGCCGCAGAACAGATCGGTGAGAGTCAGCATCAGGCACCCCCGGCGAACTCGTGACCCTCGTGCTGTTCGCACACCAGGTGTTCGTCGATTGGATAGGCCTTTTCGCTGCCGCACACCTCGCAGCGCTGGCAGTCTGGGCAGATCAGCTCGACGAGCTGGTAGCGCTGCCAAATGCGCCCACCACCGAAGTCAACGAGTTCACCAGTCGACGCCGACCGCCCGAACCAATCGGCCGCGTCGAGCACGTGGTCGATGGCGCCGCCCGGGTCGCTATAGGCGCTGAAATCGCCGTAGTCGGTTTCGATGTAGCCGCACTTGGTGCAACGTGCCCGGTAATACGTGACCTCGACGCTCATCGGGTAGCGGGGCGCGCCCAGGTCGGGTGCTTCGCCGAGCGGTTCCAGCCCATCCTCTGTTGCGTTCATAGCAGGGTCATCTCCGTCTGGTCGTCGAACTTGCGGGCCATCTGCTCGGCCACGTGCTGCTCCCATTCCTGCTGCGTGCCAAGGAGTTTGCAGGTGTTGCAGATGTAGATTGCCGGTGTCTGCCGGTCATCCAGACCGGCCTCGTGCTCATCGAGCGCCGCGACCAACTCGCCGATGTTGGCGCTCAGAAACTCTCGGATCGTCGCCACGGTTAGCACCCCGACGCTTGCGGCTCGGCGTGGGGCACCCGGTCCAGCTCACCGGCCCACGTCTTCGCCGAGTCCAGCGACGCGAACGCCTTCCCCTCACAGGGGATCGCGAGCATGCCGAGCCCATCATGGCCACGCCCCTGTAGAATCCACTCCGGCCCGACCCGTTCAACCGAGTACGTGCCCCGCGCACCCACCGCGGTCAACGCACCGATCACATGAGGGTGACCCCTCCAATTCAGCATCAGGCGTCACCCTCGATCTTGATCTGCACACCCGCGACCTCACCGGCCTCGGCCAGCCGCTTGTAGGCCACCAGCCCGATCACCTGCGAGTCATCAGGAATGACCACATCGGTGATCGCGTCGAGGCAGGCGCGCGCCAGCTTGTCCACGTCGGGGCGTTTGACCGCCGCCGGCGTCCTGGACTTCGGAGCCGACTTCGGCCGTGGCAGAACGAAGCTCAGGTGCACCGTGACGGCACCACCGAACATCGGCCTACCCGCCATGGCCGCGTGCGCAGCCAGCGCGACGCGCTCACGCCAGGGCCCGACCTCTTTCGAGGACTCGACCAGAACTCCGCGGCCGACGTGGCGCTTGCTGCCCTGCGGCGCCGCCCTACCGGGAACGAAGAACACCACGGGTGTGCTGCTGTCGAGCAGCGCCGTCGTCGTCACTGATCCGGCCCGTCGAACACGGCGATCGCACGGGCCGCCTCCTCGAACGTCAGATCCGCAGCGCGCTTCGCCTGCACACCAGCCGCCTCCGCCAGGAACGAGAACCAATCCGCGTCGGTGTACTTCTCAGCCTTCTGAATCTCGGCGAGGCGCCGCAACTGGTCGTTGCTGGCCATGCGGATCTCGGTCGCCTCACCGTCGATCACGTCCGGGTCGGCGTCGTCGGGCACATCCGCTGGCTCCGCGGCCGCGTTGTCGTCGATCTCACCGTCCACGTAGTCGGGTTTCACGTCGACCAGCGGACCGATGTCGGTGCGCACCGTGCCGTCGAGGGTCAACGCTGAGTTCAGTTCGGCCGACGCGGGCAGCCACTTCGACAGCTGCTTGACTGCGGTCTTCTTGGCCATCGCCTCCCAGTCGGTGACCCATGGACCGTTCTTGGATGCCTTGGATCTGGCCCGGATCTTCTCCACCTCGGCCACGGTCATCACGACGAACGGCTTGCCGCCACTGACGAGTTCGGCCGCCGCGTACACACCGATCGGCTTGCCGCGATCCTCGCCGAGCGGCGGCGGATCATGCCGTTCGATCGTCCGATGCAAGCCGAGCGTGTAGACGAATATGTCCTTCTCGTAGACGATCTCAGCCCAGACGTCGACCACCTGGCCGCTGCGCCGCGCGAGGTCGACCAGCCCGTACCAGGACGGAATGAACGTGCACACGTTGCCGTAGGGCACGAAGTAGCAGCCCGGCCTCACCCCGCCCGGCTCCAACCCGAGCTGCGAGGCGGTCAATAGTGACCCCAAGAACGACTCGGGCGACGTCCGCGCCAACGCCGGGGTCTGCCGGATCACCGTCGTCGCGATGCGCGCCATACGCTCCGGTTTCAACTGCGCCGGGAGCACCTTGGCGATCTCAGGCTTCATCTGCTCGATGAGCTGCGCCAACGTGGGCTTGTCGTTCCTCTTCTCAACTGCGGTGGTCATGCCGATGTCCTCTCCTGTGACTTCTGGTAGGTCGTTTGGTCGTATCGCTTCATGCAGTTCCGGCACCGTCGCCACCTCCGGCCCGGGCCGTGCCAGAATGTGTTGGCCTCGTCGTAGGCGAACCCGCAAGCGCCGCAATGCGTCTTGTTCGCGTTGTGGTCTGTGCCGTGCCGGATCTTGTCGAAGCTGTTCTCGGTAGGCGCATCCCAGCGCAAGTTCGCCAGTCGGTTGTCGGATGGGTCACCGTTGTTGTGGCATCCGTAGTGCCCGTCGGGCCGTGGGCCGACGAACGCTTCGAGCACCAGGTGATGAACGTGGACATGCCGACGCGTGCCGTCTGGCATCACGAGGTTCACCATGACGTAACCGGCAGGGTGAGATGACCGCGCGCTCAACACCTTCGCCCGGACACGCGTGGGTACGCCATCCGATCGGATGAACTCCCACCCATTGCTGCGCACCCGTCCCATGTCGGAGACGTCGTACCTTCCGCCAGTGCCGGGTATCGGCCGCCACTCCTCGGTCATTGCAGCGCCTCCAGCTCGGCGATCAAGTCATCAGCCTCGGACTGCACCGATCCGCTCAGCGCCCAACCGGGCACGCTCAGCGGCACAATCCGATCGGTATACGTGGGCCACGTTCCGGTGCTCTGGCACTCGGCGTATAGGTCGATCGCGCGGCGGTTCAACCGCTCCCCCTCAGCGAGGGCTTCGCTGTCGTAGCGGAGCATGGTCACGACATGGGGCTGATCTTTCTCGCTCACCACAAAGAGAAAGTCGGGGTCGTCGTCCAGGCCAAGCGCCATCGCCAATGACCGGTACCAGCTCGCTTGAAGGTGATAGCCGAGCGCCCAGAACTTCCGCACCAGCTCAGCCGGATTCGCGGTCACGCTGGTCTTGTAGTCCACGATGATCAGGCGGCCGTCGACGTGCGTGAGCCAGTCGCACCGGCCACGCAGCCGCACACCAGTCTCCGGGTCGGTGTAGTAGAGCGCGACCTCGGCCACACCTGCCGGGTCGGCGAAGATCGGGCCGGCGGTCGGGTGCTGGCGCACCTTCTCGGCCATGTCGTACGCCTTGGTGAACAGGTCCACGTGGATCGGCACCTTGCCCCGTTTGCGGGCGTCGGCCTCGGCCTTGCGCCAGTTCGCCGTGGCGGTCGGCTTCTCCGACGGTGTGCCGTCAGCCTTCAGCCCGTGGATGTCGGGGTCGAGGATCTCGAACTCGGCACCCTTTCCGAGCACCAGCTTGTGTGCGACATGTCCGAAGTCCCAGACCTTTTTCGGCTTGCGCGTGTTGTCCTGTTCCCAACGGAATTTCGCGGGACACGACGGCGGCAGCAGCAGCTTCGCGCCGGACACCGACAGGCTGCCCCGGTCGCCGTGGTAGTCCTCCTCGTCGACGAACCGGTGCATACCGTCCTGTTGCGGAACGCTGCTCACCGGCCGCCCCCGATCTCGTCGCGGGCGTCGTCGCGGTCACCGATCACACCGAGCGCTCGGCGCGGCGCGTCCACCGCGGCCGCGCGTTCCGCCTCGCTCATGTCGTTGACGGCGCGCCGCCACTCGTCGTGCTCATGCGGGTACATCGCATTCACCTCTTCGGGTTCGTGCCACCACTCGTCGGCAGCCCACTCGTCGGGATCAACATCGGGATATGCGCGGAAACCCCACGCCAGAAACGCAAGGGCGCACAAGATTCCGGCCACCACAAACAGGTCACGTTCCAGCAGCACGAACGCCGCCCACGCGATCACGGCGAACACCCACGCCGCGATCCACAGCGCCCGCGTCATGACGCCGACCCCATCAACGGCAGCACCCTCGCGATGCACTCGGGGCAGAACTTCGTGATCACCGCGAACAAGTCCGGGTTCCCCATGAATGACCAGTAGTGGCCGCAGCGGCGGCATTTCGCGGCGCTCATGCCGACCTCGCATCGAAGTACTTGCGTCGGGCGAACCTATGCGCGGTGCTGCACCGATCGCACGGCGGCGTCTTCTCCGAGAGGTGACGGCGATAACCACTCTCAGTGCCGTGCTGGTAGTCGATGTACTCAGCAGTGGGCGATACCCCCACAGACTTCGCCATCCGCACCTCGCCGCCCCACACCCCGCGGTACGCGTTCGCACCGCGAGCTCGACATTCAGCCTTGACCGGGCATCCTGAGCAGATCTGTTGCGCGAGTTCACGCTTGCGGCTGTCGAACCAGATCTCGGGGTCATGGCCAACACAGGCAGCACGGTCCATCCAAGCGCTGCTCATCGGACACCGCCCGTACCTCGCTCGGTCGGATGCGCAGCCGCGTCCTGCGCGGCCTGCCGCGCATCGGCGGGGCACCACACCGGCCTCAACCTGGGCGCGGGCAGCTCCTCGCACAACTCCTCCATCAGGTCGCACGCCTCATCAACCAGGCGTGGCTCACCGGTCAGCAGCAGCGAGATCGCGCGTGTCACTCGGGTGTCGTTCACGCCGCCACTCCCGATCCCGAGTTCCACGGGCAGTAGGCCGCGGTCGCCGCGCCCACGATGTACGCCGCATCGTTGATCGGCAGGCCCGATTCGCGGGTGATCAGCGCCGCCACCCGCGACCAATGCGCACCCGAATCGAGCAGTGAGCACACGTAGTGCCCGGCCTGGATCGCGTAATCATCAGTCGGATAACTGATCCCACGCTCATCGAGTGTCATCAGGTAGGCGGTGTCGGTGACCGGATCAGCCTCAGCGCGGGCCGCATACCCGATCCCGGTACCGGCGAGCACCGCACCAGCCGCGACCGCGGCCAGGAAACGGCGCACCGTGCACTTGTGCATCGTCGGCCGCCTCACGCCAACAACCCGGCTTCTGCCACAGCAGCTTCCACGGCCGCATGAAGTTCGCGCCACTTGTTCAGAGACATCGACAGGTAGATGTGGCCCATGTGTACGCTGATCTCGTCATCTACCGTGACGCGGAACTTGGGGTCTTCGTCCGACGTTGTGACGCTGGCGTAGATGCGGGTCCGCTTCCACTCCGCAACCTCGGCTTCCACTTGGTTTACTAGGCTGTTATCGGGCACTGGTTTTCCTTTCCAGGGTGTGTTGCTGGTGCCTTGGGCCTCGCGCTGGTGACGCAGCACGGGGCCCTACTTCTTGCGGGTGATGTGGAACTCGTCGAGCAGAGAGCTCGCGATGAGCTCGGCCCAGTGATGGCAGAGCAGGTAATACGTGCCGACATCGCCGAGTGGTACGGCGAGAATGTGCGCGGCCAGGTCGCCGAATCGCACCTCGACCTCGGGCTCGACCTCGGGCTCGTCCTCGACGAGCGCGTCGGCGAGCGTGACGAGGATCCGCGCGACCGTTGAGCGGGCGCGCACGCCCCGACACTCGGCGGTGCAGTCGACGGGCGGGTGCTCGCACTGCGGCGCCGTCGAGCGCGGCAGTGCGAGGTCGTCGAGATACTCGCTCATGACAGCACCTCCGTGCCCCCGTCAGGCAGGGTGACCTCAGTCGGACCGCCGCACGCCTTGGCGATCGCGTCCGCCAGAACACCACGGAGTTCCTCGAGTTCGGCCTCCACCTCTTCCAGCCGGGTCCGAGCCTCGTCACGCTCGGCGCGAGCTTGTTCGGCCTGGGCCGCGTAATGGTTGAGTTCGCGGTCCTGCGCGGTCGCGGTGTCGATCACGCCGCTGTACATCGCGCGCAGATTCGCCACGGTCGCCGCAACATTCGGTGACCCCGCCGCCAACTGGCGCTCCACCCTGGCCGCGAGCGCATCTACACGCTGCAATACACGGGTCGCGTACGTCTCGTCACTCATCAGGCCGCCCCCTGCCCAGGTGTCGAAGTGGGAAGACTCGCAATGAAGTTCGCGATCTGCTCGTCCGTGGAAAACCGGCGTGTGCCGAGTACCACCGAACCGAGTGCGCCGGACTTCCACAGCTGGAAGACCTTCGCTCGGCTGATACCGCCGAGCTTCGCGGAAGTGGACTGCCAGTTGTTCAGCCAGTTGTCGCTCATGACGCCTCTCCGACGACAAATCGGATCGGCTCGGTTCCGCCCATCAACTCGTGAAGCTTGCCGATACCCTTCGCGGTGACGCGGATTGTCGGGGCTGGCAGTTCGTAAGCGCCGGTCTTCGAATTGAGGAATGGTTTCGCAGGCTTCTCCACCAGGCGACGGGTATCGACCGCGGTTTGGTATGCCTCCCAACCGCCACGCGGGTTGCGAGACCTGAAGATCCAGCCTTGCTCGGCCATAAAGGCGAACAGGCGATCGCGGCCAGTGGTTATCGACGGGTCGCGAGAGAGGATCTTGGCCGCCTCGGCGACGGAAAAGTCGCCGTGAGCGTCAGCGAGCAGCTGCCATGATCGTGCCGGTGCTGTAAGCGCCTGGATCTGTTCATCCTTGGCTGCGATGATTCGCTGCGCCTCGACGACTGCGAGGGCCAACAGTTCCTCACCCGCGGGCAAGGCGGCCGATCGTTCAGCAAGCATCTGCCGCATCGCGTAAAACCCAGCCACCAGACGCTTCTTGAATGTCTTCACCACCGGGGAGTTGCGGAGGTAGGTCATCAACAGCGCAGCGGCCAGCTCGTCGAGTTCGGCGTATGTCGTTGGCCGTCCGCGCCCCTCGCTCAATTTCCCGGTTTGAAACCGGACAATTCCGACCTCGGTCAAGTCGTCGAGGTTGTCGCGGATCAGCTCCACGACGTTCTGGTGCTGGTTTCCGGTCTCTGCTGCGATCACTAGAGACGTGGTGAACGGCTCACCATCTTCGCCAACGAAGACGAGTTCGTTGGATAGGTTGTTCATGCTTTCGCCTTTCCAGAGGGGTGGAAGCCACCGGCGGCGGGCGATTCTTGGCGGGACGACCCGCCGCCGGTGCCAGAACTAGGTGGAGGAAAGAGACTTATGGACAGCGATGGATTCGGACCCCTGCGGAGGTTCGCTCTGGGAAACGTTGATCCGCATGCGTTCCCGGTCAGCGCGAAGCTCGTTGAGGAGTTGCGACAGGTCTTCGCGCAGCCGAGCGATGCCGATTTCGACTCTGGGCAGATCACGACCCTGGTTGCCATGTCCGTTATGGAGCTGGAGTCGTCCGTCGCGGAGCTGCGCGACGCCATGAAGTCTCAAGTGGAGCTGACCAAGAAGCTCGCGGATCTTGTCGAGAAGATCGCCGTGCATCTCGATCTCGCCTAGCATCGCGATCTCGGCATCGCGGCGGTTCTGCGCCGCCAGTTCTTCCCGCACGATCTCGCGGACCCGCGCCTCTGTGAGCGCGGTCATGCGCTGGCGTTCGTGTCAGCGGGGAGGTCTATCGAGACTGACCGTCCACGAGCGCGGGCAGCTTTCGCGGCCCGCTCTTCGGCCAGTGCGAACGCGGCGCTCATGCCGAAGCTTTCGAGTCGCCATCGCTGTGCACAGCACTTGTAACTGCAGTCCCAACTTCGATCTCGTGAGCGTCGAAGAGGTCCTCCCAGTCGACGTCGAGCCGAGCCGCTAGCAGTAGGGCGAAATCCTCGGAGATGTTGCGCATTTCGCCACGCTCAATCAGCGAGATGGCCTGCTGTGAGCGCTTAGCGAGGTACGCCAACTCGGCCTGACTGAACCCCTTCCGCTTCCGCTTCCGGCGAATCAGCGCGGGGTCCTTGACCCTCATCCAGTACTCCTTCCGCTGCCGCGGTGGTCGCTTGCGAACCATGGTGCCTTCCTCTAGTCAAAATTACAAGTGCAGTACACAGCATTTGTAACCACTTGTCAATCCCACAAGCAGTGATTGCGCTGGGTGGTCTGCGATGATGCGTTTGTCACTTGTAATCCGACTCGTGTCGACGCATAGCACAAGCAACAACCAGCGAGGGAAGCTCAGGCCGTGAACGAGACCGACACTCTGCGAGGGCTTATCGCCAAAGCTCGCCGCGAGCGAGATAAGTCAGTGCGCCAACTCGCGCTGACCGCGCAGGAGGCCGGCCACAAGATCGTCGGAACAACCCTCAATGCCATCGAGGCTGGGACCTATCACTCAACCCCGACCGCAGAAACCATCCGCGCAATCGGATGGCTCGCCAATGTCTCCGACGAGATCGCGTTCGCAGCAGCAGGCCGAACCGTTCCCGGACCTCCTTTTGCACAGGAGTTGCCACCGGGGGTGGACGACCTGACGTCATCGGAGCGCCGCGCAGCCATAGCCATGCTGCGTGCGCTCGTCGCGCAACGACAGGAGATCAATCGCTATGAAGCCATACTTGCTTCTCATCAGACCGCGCCGCCGGGAACATCGGGCGAAGCGTCGGAAGACCAGGAGGTGACACCCCCGCGTGAGGGAGGTGCGCTTCTCGACTTCACCCCGCCTGACGTCGACGACCTCGGAGTGGCCGCGCAGAAAGGCGTCTCACGCGGCCGGCGGTTGAGGGACGCGCAGGACCGGGATGTGGAAACGCCCGAGAACTAAGGCGATTGGAGACGGTCAGCCATGGGACACTGTGACATCGAGTCGGCCGCGCGGGTTTCACAGCCGAAATGGGAAGGGGGTGATTGGCGGTGGCTTTTCCGGTCGACTTGACGGTCGCCCTAACTGGTGCGACCCGGAGTCAACTCGCTAACTGGCGGCAGCCGCCGGTGGTCCTGGCACCCGAATACGGATCAAAGCCCGTCGCGCTCTATTCATTCCGTGACCTGACGGCGCTGCGGATGCTGGCCTACATTCGGGCTCGCACTTCGATGCAGCGGATCCGGGTCGCAATGGACACGCTAGAGCGGTTCAACTACACCGATCATCCATCGGCGTACAAGTTGGTAACCGATGGCGCATCCATCTTCCTCGTCGAGGAGGGGCATGCCATCGACCTTGTGAAGCGGCCTGGGCAGGCGGTATTGGCAGGGCTGGAAGAAGTATTCGCGCCGTTCGTGAACTTCCGGAATAGGCAGGTGGGTGACTTTCTGCGCCCGCGCGAAGAACTTGCCCTCTCCCCCGCCCGGCTTGGCGGGTGGCCATGTGTCCGGGGAACCCGCGTCGGCTACGACACGGTCGCGAACCTTCAGCGTGGACCGCGCCCTGTGTCGGCATCTGAGGTCCAGCGCTTCTATCCGAACGTCTCCGCGAAGGCCGCACTTGAGGCGCTCGATTGGGATGAAGAGGTTCGAGCCTCTTGAAGATCTATGTCGACGAGAACGAGTCGCCACACTTCGTTGAACACATCAACCGCATCTACGGCGGACTGGGAACCACTCTGCACACACCTCAAGAGGAAGACCTCTGTGGGCTTGAGGACATGCCCTTGTTCGAGGAGCTGCGACGTCGGCGGTTTTCAGCTCTGATAACCCGCGATCGCAAACAGCTCCGCCGTTTCGACCCAGAATCAGGCAAGACTGAAGCGGAGAAACTGCACGAATGCGGGCTCCACTGGATCGGACACACCACACCCGCCGCCACCGGCCTTGATCTCATCGCTGAACTGACGTCTGTGTATCTCGAAAACTGGACAGACATCGTAGAACTGGTGGAGACTCTGCCCTCACCGTCGTCCATCCACATCAATCGCAGGCCGTGGGTGAAACCCAAGGCGTACCCACTGTCGAAGTGAGAGCGCGCCCCGGAATCACGCACGTGTAATTCCTGGTCAGGCGCCCATTTTGTCGGTGGCCTTCCCTAGATTGCCCACTCGTGTGGAACCCGTGGGCAGAGGCCGGCCAGCGGTGGCGGCAGATCCAGATTGTGTGGTGGCAAGAACTTCCAGAGGGAGTGCGCGGACTCGTCCGGGACGGCACCATCTGGCTGTGTCGCACCCTTACTCAGGCCGAGCGCCGCTCCACCCTCACGCATGAACTGGTCCACCTTGAGCGCGGCATCCCGCACCATATCTACCGCGAGATGGAGGAACGCGCGGTCGACGTCGAGACCGCCCGCCGCCTCATCCCGCTGTCAGCCCTCATCGACGCACTGCGCGAATCCCGCGACCCCGCCGACCTCGCGGAGGCCCTGTGGACCGATGAGCACACCGTGACCGTGCGGCTGGAGGCGCTCGACCCGCTTGAGACCGCCGAAATCGAACATGCCCTGGAGGATGAATGGCTGTGGATTCCCTGACCGAGCAGGAACGCGCGATCCTCGACCTGGAACGCCGATGGTGGGCCACACCAGGCGGTAAGGAGGAAGCCATCCGAACTCTCGGGTGGTCGCCCGTCCGGTACTACCGCCGACTGAACCAATTGATCGAAAGTGAGGCAGCGTTGATGTACGACGCCGTTGTCGTGAATCGCCTGCGCCGGATCGCTCGACGCGGAGGCCGCTGATGCCTCGTCAACGGCTCGCGCCGGGTGAGCACGGCAAGGTCACCACGACGCGCAGGGGCACCACTTGGTACGCGACCACATACGTTCGGCTGCACACCGGAAAGCTGCGCGAGCGCGAGGCATCATCAACGAAATCGGCTGAAGACGCCCGCCGCACCCTCCTGAGACGGATCAAGACCGAACTGGAATCCACCGCGCCGGCCGGGGTCATTGGCACCCGCACAACGCTGGCTGAGCTGTTCGAGGTGTGGATCGATGTCAAGGTCACCGAGGACGGGTTGAAGCCGCAGACTGAAGCGGGGTACCGGAGGGCCTGGCGGCTGCACGGTGAGCATCAGCTTGGCGCGCTGCGCATCGGGGAGCTGACCACCAGTCGCGCCGACGCTCACCTGAAGGCGCTCGCCCCCGGTCCGTCGATGCAGTTGCGGACGGTGCTCGCGGGGATGTTCGGCCTGGCCGCCCGGTTCGACGTCGTGCGGCACAGCCCGATCACCGAGGCGCGGGCCACGGCGTCGGAGAAGAAGGCGGCCCGTGCGATCACCTCAGCAGAGCTGGAGCTGGTACGAGAGGCTGTGCGGGCCTACTGCGCGCCGAGTCCGGCCCGCGGCAAGCGAGCAGCCGGCAGCGGCCGACCGAAGGGCCCAATGCTGCGCGCGTTCGTCGAGCTGCTCGCGGCCACCGGTGACCGACCCGGCGAAGTGCTGGCAATCCGATGGTCGGAGGTCGACCTACTCAGCGACCCACCTACGGTGACGGTGTCGGGGACGCTGCTCGACCACGGCGCCATCCCGGGCAAGCCGCTGCACCGACAGGACGCCCGAAAGCATGATGCACCGCCACACACAGTCATGCTGCCGAAGTTCGGCGTCGAGGTGCTGACTGAGCTGTTCGGGCAGACCGGCAGTGCCGACGGTCCCGTACTGGTGAGCGCGTCCGGCGGCTGGGTGTCGCTGTCGAACATCTCGAAGCAGTTCCGCGCAGCGCTGCGCCCGTACCCGGAGTTGAAGTGGGTGACGCCGCATTCGTTCCGGCGAACGGTGGGCACGGTCGTGCGCGATGGTCTGGGGATCGAGGCGGCGCAGGCGCAGTTGTCGCACAGTCTGCTGTCGACGACGGAGCAGCATTATGCGCAGCGGCGGACGATGGGGCCGGACGCGCGAGACGTGCTGGATAAGTGGGCTGGTCAGGCGCGGTGAAGGCTGAATTTACGGGGAAAGTACGGGATTTGGCCGCCGCACCGGCCTATCGTGGCACGTTTCTGCAGGTCAGCGCTTAGTAAGCCATGAACAGGATCAAAGCCAGTTCTGGGTCTACGCGTGTCTAATCCGATCAACTATTGTCTTGACGCCCAAAGGATTTCGCAACCAAGAGTCCATTACAGTCTGTTGATATCTGCTCGTATCGCTGGCGTTTTTACGGGGAAAATACGGGCACTCCATCCCTCCGGCCAGTAGTGGGGCCTGACGTTAACTGGCGCCGAGTCAATCGGCCAATGGGTGGGACGATTATCCTCCATGTGTGGGAACGCCGGGAGTGTCGCGTCAAGTCGCAGCTTTCATTGGGATCTTTGCGGGCATAGTCGCAATAGTCGCCGCGGCATTGTGGTTCTTTTTTGGCCGTGGACCAAGTACTGATGACGTTGCCGAGTTCGTCCAAAAGGGTATGCAGAATCACCTGGCGACCGACCCCAAGTACTCCAAGTACGCCCTTGAGGTGCGCGACGTGTCTCTAGTGCCAACGACCGGGAACGAGTACAAGGGCGTGGCGGAGGTCTACTGGCACCGGGACCGTGCCGTGCACAACGTTGCGATCACGGTGGTATACGACGGTAGTCAGGGGATTTGGCAGACCGAGCGCGGCTCCTTCCTGTTCCTCTTCGGATCACCGGCGGACCAGCCGGTCCCCTGAAACACACGAAAGAGCGTCTGGCGAGTCCCCGATTTTGAGTCCACCCGGTTCTAGAGTCGGGTTGGTTTGATCCGTTCTCAGTTCGTGGTGCAGGCCACCGGGGTGTGGGTGCATCTGCAGGCTGCAGCGTACTCGGCCGGTGTGCGATAGCCCAGGGCCGAGTGGCGGTGGTGGTGATTGTGGTCGTGTTTGAAGTCGCCGATGACCACGCGGGCTTCCAGCAGGGTGTTCCAGTGGTTGCGGTTGAGGCATTCCCTGCGCAGTCGATTGTTGAACGATTCGATGTAGCCGTTGTCCCACGGGCAGCCCGGCGGGATGTAGACCAGCCCGGTCTGGTTCTCGCAGAAGCGCTGCAGCGCTTGAGAGACCATCTCTGGGCCGTTGTCCAGACGCACCACCTTCGGTGGTCCACCGTGGGCGGCGAACACCTTGGTGAGTTCGGCGACCAGGCGTTCGCCGGTGATCGAGCGCTCCACGATGTTCAGCAGCGATTCGCGGGTGTGTTCGTCGATCATCGAGGCGATCTTGATGACCTTGCCGTCGACAGTGGAGTCGAACTGGAAGTCGATGGCCCACACCACCTTCGGCGCATCAGCCTCGACAGGAGGTACCGAGGAGACCCCGGCCCGCTTGCGTGGACTGCACGATCGATAGGTGGAACGAGGAACGTCCACCTCGGTTTCCTAACATGTCGTCGATACGTTTTGCGATGTCCTGAACTAGGGAGGCGTGTTCGTTACTCAGACGGTGGCAGCCGCGCCGCCCACTGTTCCAGCAGTTCCGTCAGGTCGTCGGACTCCAGCCCAGCTGCCACTCGTTGTTGTGTAATGAGCCGTGTGATCTTGTTGTGCAGCTCGTCTCTCTGAGCGCCTTCGGAATACGCCTTGAAAAACTCCACCCAGTATCGTGCTTGGATTCCGGCTACGTCTGTTGTCAGCAGGTTGTCACGGTAGTTCGTCATCACTCCCTTGACCCGCGCCACACGTCCGAAGTTGCTCCCGCTGTCGTGTTTGGGGCCATCCGCAATCTTCGTCTTCGGCGCCGGGTAGGGCTGAGCGCCGCTGGGGGACGTGATGGCGTAGTAATCCTCGCCACGGTCTCTACCTTGGCTGATGTCCTTTTCGCGGCGCAGCGTAGTCCAGTAATAGTTGCGCATGTCGGCGGCATACCTCGCGGAATCCACGAACGGCGCGTACACCACTGGCTCACCGCTGAGGACGTTCTTCAGGTGCCACGGCACCACCACCAGCAGATCGTGCACATCGCACACGTCACGGCAGACCGTGTAACGGAATGATGGCTCACCTTCGCGGCTCAGCAGGTACCAACCTTTCAGTTCCAGACCCATCCCAACCTGTTCGCCCGCCGCGATCAACGACTCGTTCTCGGTGACCAGCCGAACGTCGGGGAAGGTCTGCGACGAGCGAATGAAACGGTATTCGGTCCATTCCTCATCGGCATCCCACACCGCCCGCAACTTGTTCAAGGTCTCGACTACCTGAATCTCGATGCTTCCTCCGAGCATCGAGTTCAGTGAGAACAGGTCACCCGCTTCCAGCCCTTCGATGGAGGTTTGTGAGGTGAAATGCACAGGCAACGCGGCGAGAGCGTCGCGGACATTTCCGACCAACTTCCCCCGTTTGCTATTAGGGTCAGGTTCCTCCCGCTGGGGAGGTGCAGGCGGCGTCCATTCACCGCTCATTCGGACACCTCCAAGGCTTCGGTCTCGGCGTCTACCGCACGGTTAGCGGCGGCATCAGTGAGCCGCTCACGGGCGATCTCGGCGAAGTGCGGGTCGATTTCTGCAACATGAGCTCGCCGTCCAAGCGCAACAGCCGCGACCGACGCCGACGCCAGACCACCGAATGGTTCCCACACCACGTCCCCTTCGCGTGTAACGGCGTGGACCAGACGCTCCATGAACTCCAACGGCTTCTGGTTGAGATGTGTGGTCGATGCCCGTGTCGGCTTGTACACACGCGGCGCGGCTCGGCGCATGGAACCTTTGAGCCGTTCACTGTCGTGCAGAGGTCCGCGCCGCCACACGTTTGTCAGACCGTGGGTGTGCGTCCACGGATACCGCATCCTGTCCCACTCGTCGGCAGTGACGCTGGACTTCCCGTCGATCGAAAAGTACGGACGCCCCGACTCGAACCCGTTGGTGTTGCAGTACGCCGCCATCCGTTCCACCATTACCCCTGGCGGGAAGTACCAAAGCCAATCTTTCGTCAGATACTTGCGGGTAGCAGCGTTGCGTACGCCGCAGGCCTCGTTCGACAGGTACAGCGGCAACCCGGAGCGCATCCACTCGTGGCGCAGCCAGTCCTGCACGCCCAGCGTTTCACCGCTATCCAGTGTCACCTCGAACCGTCGCTGGTATAGCGCACACACCTCGGTTACCACCGGAAACTGGCGGATAGTCTTACCGTTGACGTTACCGGCGATGTGCGCGATGCCTTTGTCCCAGATAACCGTCTGCACATAGTCCCAACCTTGACGGTCGAGTTCGGCATGTACCGTTGCCCATCCAACCTCGGTGCCCCAGAACCACAAGGTTGTGCCGGGGCGGGCAGCGCCGGTCCAAGCGGTGATGTGGTCGCGGTACCAGTCCACAAGACCAGCCGCATCTGTGGTGTCGCCGTGGAACCCCCGCACACCATAGGCACCGTCGCTGATTATGGTGTTGGGGCGCTCCCATGAGTTGTACACCTCGCGCACATCTCCGTGGTGAAGCGTGAACGGCTCATTCTTGACGACCCTCAGCGCTGGTCGGCGGGGTTTACGGCTGGGGGTCTTCGTACGGGTGGGCTCAGGTTGGGCAGCCATATGGTCCTCAGCTTGGCGGTGCGGGTTGCTCTGATGCTATTCGGCTACGTATCGGGAGCCGGGTAATGGTTCAGGTGGTGTCGGATCTGCCTGCTACGTCACGCCGTGCTCCGCCACGTAGGGCACCACCTCGTTGATTAGTTTCGCGCCGTGGCGACGTCGCTGGCGGTCAGTCGTCGCGGGTACTCGCGGGCCCTTATGTGGTGATCTACAAGGGCTAGCTTCGATTGGATTTGAGGATCTCCGCCAGATACCGCAACCCCTGATTTCAACTCAAAGCCCGCTGGAATCACCGGCCGCGAAAAGCCGCCCCAGTCGAAAGAGTGACTGGGACGGTTCCCGTTGGCGCGGAGCTTGCTACTGCCAGCGGCGGTCACCAGCAATGCGTTCCTTGCGCTCGGTGCGGATCTCTTCGCGGATCCCGCCGATGTCGCGCTCGATGCGCCGGAACCCGTCGACGACCAGGTCGCGCAGGTCGTCGAGATCCTCGCGCAGGTTCGTGTCGTGGGTGTTCACCACGTGCTCGTGGATCTCGTAGGTTTTCGCGTCGACCTTGCTCGCCCGGGCGCGGCCACGGCGCTGCCCTCGGATCGCCACCCACAGCGCCGCGAACGCTGGCAGCGACCCGGGCAGGCCGATGATGAACAGTCCGAGCAGGTCGATGGTGTCGTCGGGGTTGTAGACATCGGCCGCGGTCTGCAGTGCGCCTGCGAGCATCACCGCGTTCCGTCCTGGTCGAGGTTGGCCAGCGACGCGGTGCCCTTGGTGCCGAACGGCATCAGATCAGAGCCGAGCGACGTCAGCAGCGACAGCGCCGCACCACCGAGGGCGATGCCGCCCACGGTCTGCCAGTCCACGGTCCACGCGTTGAACGCCTCGCCGCCGAGCGCGAGGATCGCCGCCTGCGCCGAGCTTTTGACCGCGCGTTCGGCCGCGTCCTTCCAGAACTTCAGTGTCCACATGAGGGATCGGTTTTCCTTTCGCGGGGTTACGCGCGCACGGGCACGCGTTGTGCCCAATCGCGCACATGCTGAACGGCCAGCCCTAGATAGGTCTGGCCCGGCCACACCTCCCAGGCGTGGTAGTTGATGTGGGGCGCTGTGCCCGATGCGGCGAACCGGATTGCGATGATCGCGGCCTGCACCGCGGCGGCCGGGCCGGTGAGAGGGCCGCCGGCCGCACCGCCGATCAGCCCGGCGAGGGTCGAGGTGAGTACCGGCAGCATCAGTGCCGCCGTCTCGGCCGGGTTGCCCGCCGACAACCCGGCGTGCACCAGCAGCGGCACGCTCACACCGGCCTCGGCGAGCACCTTGGGGATCGCCGCGAGGATGGCGCGCAGCGTGCCGAGCGGATCGGACAGCTCGACGTTGACGACGGCCTGGTAGATCGCCGTCATGATGTCCCCGGCGTCGCCGAGCGGCACGTTGCCGTACATGTCGTCGGGGTGCACGAGCTCGCACCAGTCCCAGGTGCAGCACGAGCGCGGCAACTGGAAATCGGAGATCCCGCGACCGTTCGGGATCGCGCCGAGGTAGTAGGTGTGCCCGAACGGGCGCGACGGGTTGCCGAACGCGAACCCGCACACGTAGTTCTCGCGGTACTCGGCGAGCGGCTGCCCCGGTTCGAGCATCGCCCGCAGCCGCGAGGCCGCGATCGCGCCCGCCGAGTAACCGCCGAGCACGAACGAGCGGCCCGAGCGGATCTCGGCGGCGCCGGACGCGACGGCGACCTGAACCGCCTTGTTCATCGACGGCGAGTTCGGCGCCCCGGGCGGCAGCCCGCCCATGCTGGCAGCCCACTCGGGATTGCGTTCCTCGACGAGATCGGCGGCGCCCTGGCAGACCCGCGACACGTAGTCTTGCCCGATCACACCACCGGTGCCCCGGAACACGATCGCCAGGTGGCGCGGCTTGGTCGCCGGAGTGTCGAGCAACCCGAGGGCGCGCAGGTCGCCATCGGAGACCACCCCGTCGATCCACTGCTGTGTGCGGCGCTCGTACTCGCGCTGCACCGCCGCGTCGTCGTAGCCGAAATAGGCGTCGACGCGCAGCGGCCCGCCGTCGGCGGCGAGGGCATACGCCTCGAACCGGTCGAGCATCACCTGCTGCCAGGCGGCGACGAGCGGCCCGGACGAGCCAACGCGCAACTCGGTCACTTCATCACCACACCGGGCTTGCCGCGATCGTCGGTGCCGAGCACCTTGTCGCGGATCTCGGCGACCGCCTCGACGAGTGTTTGCCCGCCGAGACAGTTGAACCGCATTGTCAACTGATCGTCAGCCGGTCCGACGACGACCGGCTTCGGGGCGGCGGGCGCCGGTGCCGGGGCGGGCGCGGCGGGCTGCTGCTGGAATGACAAGCCGAGCGCGGCGAGGGTCGCCGGTCCGGCGATGCCGTCGATCGTGAGGTTCGAGCGGCTCTGAAACTCGCGCACAACCTGCTCGGTCAGCGGCCCAAACTCGCCGTCCTCGTCGAGGTCGGAATAGGCGGGGTAGTCGCGGTTGAGGCGGGCTTGCAGCGCCTTGACGCGCTCGCCGGTGCACTCGTAGCGCGAGCAGTCGCGACCGAGGTAGACCGCGCCAGGTGCAGTAGGCGTTGCGGGCGTTGATGTTCCGCTGCCCACGATCGGCCCGGGCAGGTAGAACCAATCGTGAAACATCGAATGGTTGTAACCGCGCGCCGGTCCGCCGACGCGCTGCCCGTAGCTGCCCGAGGACTCGATCGCGACGCCCTCGAGCGTGCAGGCCATGTGCGAGTTTGCGCCGCCGCCCGGACCGTGCATGAGCCCGATGCGCAGCGCGGCGTCGGCGGGAATGTCCTGCGGTCGAGCGACTCGGATCGTGCCGAACGGGCCACGCGAGCCAGCGGGACCGACGTAGCGATATGCCTCGGTCGACAGCCCGTGGCGCGACCATGCCATCTTCTCGCCGTTCTCGAGCGCGTCGAGAACGTGCGTGACGATGCCCGAGCAGTCGGTCGTGCGGTTCACATCGGTCTTGGACCAGACACCGCCGTAGCCGTACGGCTTTTTGTCGCGGGCGCGGGCAATGGCGAATGCGTAGTCGACGTTTGCGCGCAGGATCGGCATAGCGTTCAAATCCTCTCTGGCATAAAGAAACCCCGCGCACCCGAGGGCGGCGGGGTTGGTGTGGATGCGGGTTAGAAGCTGGGGCGGTCGTCGATGATCCGCTCGACGAGCGGCAGCGTGCCGGTCGCGAATCCCCACGACAGCAGCACGCTCACCACGATGCCGCCGAGCAGACCGGCGCCGAGGGCGACGCCGACCCACGGAAACGGCTTCTCGATGCCGAACACGGTGTAACGGTCCATCATTCGCCCCGATACTTGAATCGCGGTGTCACGTCGACCTTGAGCTCCTGGGAACCGTCGTTGACGGTGATGCTCGCGGGCAGGCTTTCGCGGCGTAGCAACGTCGAGCCGTTGAACACTCCGTACCCGTTGATGACGGTGCCGTTCGAGACGGTGCCGCCTGGGATCGTGATGGTCACGGTCGATCCGGTCACCTGGGCCTTATCCACACCGCCCTCGGTGATGTCGGTAGCGGATCCCCAGGTGGTGTCTGCGTACACGGTGCCGACGCGAGTGCTGTTGGAATACAGTCCGATTCGGTTGCCGAGCGCGCAGATCGCGCTCGCGCAGGCACGCCGGTGCGCGGCTTCATAGGTTGCCATGTCGTTTCCTCTCAGCCGATGGTTTCGAAAGTGGAGTAGTCGAACCGCACGAGCGACAGCACGACGCCGACGCCGGGTTGCACCGCGTCGATGAACGCCTGCGCCGCCTGCTCACTCTCAAACTCGATGACCTCGGTCGTCCCGCCGAAGTCGCTGTACGCGGTCTGGAATGCCACGCCGTATCTCATTGCCTCGCCCTCAGATACGCGGCCCCGGGTGCGCCCTTGCCGCCGCTGTTGGTTCCGATGAAGTTGCCATTGCCGCCGCGACCGCCGCCGCCTGGCGGATTGCCAGCGGTACCGTTGCCCGAGGTCGTCTCAGCGCCGCCAGTGAACGTTTTCCAGCCGCTATACGTGTAGTTGCCCGGGCTGCCACCACTTTGGTTACCAGACCGTTCACCAGAACCACCGGGCGCCGACAGGAACGGCGAGCCGGAAACAACCGAGGCGGTCGCCGCCGAACCGTTCGCGCCCTGGCCCCCGACACCGATGATCACGCCGTTGCCGCCGTTACCACCGTCGGGAACGATGATCGTGATGTTGATGATTTCCCAGCCGATGCTTACGCCGCGCTCGAGCGTTGTGCCCGCCCAGCCGCCAGCGTTACCACCGGCACCGGCGAGCGCGCCGGTATTGCCGTTGCCGCCGCGACCGGATCCACAGAGCACGATGTCGACGTACCTGCACCACACCGGGATCTTGTAGGTGTACGCGCCAGGCGCGGTGTAGCTCGTCTCGACCGCCGCCATCGGCGTGAACGCGATCGTGCCCGAGTCGGCGCCCAGACCCGAATCAGTGCCGATGAAACCCGGTTTGAGCTCGGCGAGCATGTCGGCGCCGACCGCCGAATCGAACACGGCGAAACCGGGTTTCATCGAACCAACACTGTCGGTGCCGACGCCCGAGTCGACGCCGTGCAACCCGATGCCCGCCGCCTCGTCGACGCCGACGCCCGAGTCGAGCCCGATCAGCTCGGGCACGATCAGCGCCGAGTCAGCGCCGAGACCGGTGTCGACGCCGAGTGTGCCGACGCGCGGCAGCGATGCCACATCGGTACCGATACCGGTGTCGGCGGCGAGCAGGCGCGGCACGATCAGCGCGCCGTCTTCGCCGACACCGGAATCGGTTGCGGTGAACCGATACCACGGGAACCACGCGGGTCGGTGATTGACCGGCGCGGGTGTCTGCGGCGTCGGGAACCACGCCGTTCGGTGCTGCCGCTGCGGGGATGTCGGGTTGGGGGACCAGGGCATCAGGCCACCAGGTCAGCTGCGACGTACCGGTCAATGTAGGCCGTGCGGTACGTCGTGAATGCACTGACGTTACGGTTGCCGAGGCCGAAGCCATGGCGACGCCAAGCCTTGCCGACCGGCACGATTTCGTCGGTGTCGTCCCACTCCGCACCCGGCACCGCCACGCCGTTCTTGTACACCTTGTAGAGCGACCCGGTCGCCCGGATTTCCAGGGCATCGCCCGGCACAAACGTGGTAGTGGCCGTGGCCCGCACGGTGCCCAACGAGGTCATATTCGAGATGTTGGCGATGCGGATCCGCAGGCTCCCGGTCGCGTTGGAGTCCAGGTGCATGGCCACGCCCGAGGTGCCACTGCTGTTGCACCGCACATAGGCGCGCGTCGTCGTGTACCCGTAGGTGTTGGCGTGGAACTGCGTGTCCAGCGTGATCGTCGCCGAGTGATCGTTCGTGTGCACCGGCGTCAGGCACAGCGCCGACCGCCAGTGCACCTCTTCGCCGAGCGCCAACAGGTCCGACGCGCAGTAGATCGCGCCGCTTTCGATACCGAACCGGCTCCCGGACGTGCCGATCTGCTGGAACGACGGCGACGACCAGCTCGACGTGTTGGACACGTCGAAGTTCATGCTCAGCGTCACCGGACTGACATCCTCCGGTGTGGACTCCACCGCCTGGCCAACGCTCACCCAGACGCGGTGCGTCGCCGTGTGCACCAACGCCGACTCGGTGATCGTGGACGGCAACGTGGACTGCCCGGTCAGCAGTTCGGTGGCGGCCTGCGGATAGATCAACGCCGACGTGGTGATCGGCTGGCGTCGGATTGCGGCCACGGAGAACGAGCCGCCGACCGGCAGAATGCCGACCGCGAACAACGTCCCGGCGTCCACCAGCACGTCGGCGGGCAGCTCGCACGGCGTCTCATACAGCCCCGACCCGGTGGCGATGTCGCCCTTCATATCGCCGAAGTTGTGGACCAGCGCCATGTTCCCGGTCTCGGGGTCTATGGCGTACAGGCCGACGTACAACGCAGTCGGCGGCGGTGTGTCGCCACCGGCGATGAACCGGGCGATGTTGATCAGCCGGTCCTGCTTAATGCGCACCGCCGACAGTGCCAGCGTCCCGGCGGCGATGGTGTAGCGCGGACGGTTCCATGTTGTCGTCACCGTCAGACTGTTGATGTTGTGCGTGTGGACCTCAACGTCATCCGCGACGCTCGCGGTCCAGTTCGCGGGCAGGGTGCCGAGGTTCGCGCGGGCCGTGGTCCCCGACACTGCATACGTAGGCACCGGCTGCAACAACGCCCGCGGAAATGACACGTCCTCGAACGGGTTCGGCGTCTCCCAGTACGCCACGTTCTTCGGCGCGTTCGCCTGGTTGGCGAGCGTGATGGTGGACTCCTGCGCGACCAGAATCTCCTGGCCCACCGACACCATGATCTCCTCGACGTCCTGGCTGGTCTGCCCGGTCACCGAGGTACGGCGGTAGCCGCCGACGATCCGGTTCCATGTGTCCCGAATGTCGTCGAACACATCAGCGACCGCGTCACCCACGTCGGACAGGTCGTCCTCGAGGTTCTCCACCAAGTCCTGACCGATCTGCCCCAGCACCGCGCCGGGGTTGTGCAGCAGGTTGTTCGCCAACGTCGCAAGGTTCGACAACGCTTCAGCCGCGTCCTGCACGCCCTCCTGCGCGCGGTCGCGGATCCACTCGATCTCGTCGGACAGGTCGAAAATGTCGTCGAGCAAGTTGCCCGAGGGCGTGATGCCCAACGCCGACAGTGCTGATTCCACCCATGTGCGAACGAAATTCAGCAGCGACGCCAGATCCTCGGGCAGGTCCTTGGTGAACCCCTGCGGGATCTTCTGCGTCGCTTGCAAATACACATTGTCGACCTTGACTCGGCCAGCGGTGGCTTCGTCGGACACGACCGTCTGCACCGACACGTGAGTGACGCCCGAGGCGGGCACGGTGTAGCTGCCCCAGGCGTTGAGCTCGTCCCAGTCGTGCGAGCCCGACGGTGACTCGTCGCTCGCCAGCCACACCGCCGCGCCGGGTGTGTCGCCGTTGTAGGGCACGAGCTCGATGCGCACAGCGTTCGACTCGGGCTCGGCCTCGACGTTCTCGTATTTGACCTGCGCGCCCGCCTTGAGCACCCAACCGGGCGAGACCGGCTGCGGCTCGGTGCTCATGATGTGCCACTGCCCGTCGCACTCGACCACGGCGCAGCCGAGGGGCGTTGTGGCGCCGTCGGTCGCGTCGTGAGTCCAGCCCGAGCCCTCGACGATGGTCACCGGGTCGTCGAACCCGCCCTCGAGGAGCAGCGTGAGCTTCTCGTCGGTCAGCAGCCCAATCGGCAGCGGCCCCAACAGCCCCGGCAGGATCCGAGACACGATGTTGAGGAACGGCTGCACGATCGTGCGCACGAACTCGCGCGCCGCGTCCTCGGGATCGAAATCGGGGTCGGTGAAGTCGATTGCGCCGAAGAACTGTTGCGCCCCAGCGATGAACGCGGCGAGGAACGGCAGGTCGATGCCCCGGTCGTCGTCGAGCGACGCGACGAACGCCTCCCACGACGACAGGTCGATACCGGCGTTGTCGCGGATCTGGTCGACGAACTCGTCGCCGAGGGTGTCTGCCCAGTCGCGCAGCTGATCGAACGCCTTGCCCGGGTTGAGTGTGTTGCGCAGCGCGAGCACGACCTGCCGCAGAATGAGCTCGATGATCTGCTGGCGGTAGGCGTCGATGCGCTCCTGCGTCCACCCGGTGGGCGTTACGCCACCTTTAAAGCCGCTATCGGGCCACGACGTCGCGGGGAGGTTGAACCCCGGGATCTCTGGCAGATCAGGCATTTAGACCGCAACCACCACGACACCGGCGCGGGCGCCGTCCGGCGCGCCTTCAGTTTTCCAGTTGTTCGACGATGACGCCTTCTGCTCGGCGCGGAAATAGACCGTCGCGGACTGCCCAGCGGGAACGATCGCATAGTTCGCGTTACCACCAGCGGTCGTCGCAGGCGGACCGCCAGCGAGCACCAGCGGCGGCGGCGCAGCACCGGCCTGCCCGAACGCGCGCCCGATCTCGACGCCTCCGTCGTCGGGGTCGCCGAGGTAGGCCACGAGATCAACACGGGTGTCCACCGAACCGGTGACGACGACGCTGCCCGTCGGCAACACTTTGCGCGGGAACGGCTTAGCCTCCAGCGCGACCGCGCACAGCAGCCGGATCGGGGTGTTCGACCACGCGGTTGCCGCGATCGCCGACGGGCCTCGAATGTCGCCGGTCTTCTGCGGGATGAACCGGATTCCGGGCGTGCCGGTGCCGGGGTAGGCATAGGACAGCACATAGCCGTCGGCGCTGACGTCGCCCTCGGCGAGATCCTCGGCGTCGTCGAGGTCGTCGGCGTCGAGGAAATTGAACGAGGCGGCGTCGCCCTTGTCGCCCTTCTGCACATAGCAGTCGTAGTGATAGTGCGCAGCCTCGCCAGGTCCACCCTCGTCGATAACCGTCATCTCGGGGTTCGGATCCGGCAGCGGGTCGTTGGGTCCGATCACGTGAAACGCCATCGTGATATTCGGCGGCAGACCACTCGCGCCTTGGATCGCCAGCGGGAACGAGGCCACGCCCCCAGCCGGGGTGATCACGATCGTGCCGACGCCCGAGGACACACTGAACCCGTACGGGAACGTCACAGTGCACTCGGTGAAGCTGATCGTGCCGTTGTCCTCGTCAACAATGATTGCCATGAGTCACCTTGTCTCTCAGTGGTTATGACGCCATGAGCGCGATGTTTACGCCCGCCTGGAGATCGCCGAACCGGCGCTGCAACTTGGCGGCGGGCGCCTCCTCGGCCTTACCGTCGCCGATCTGGAATTGCAGTTGCGTTGCCTCGCCCCGGTTTTCGATGAGCGTCGCGTTCTCGATGAAGTCGGTCACGACGCGGCCGCGCCGGATGAACGTCGCCAGCGCACCCGGGAACGTGTCTCGCCCAAGCTCATACGGAAAACAGTTGTCGACGATGAGCTGCCCGGACACATAGCCCCGGGTGTCGTACTGCGCCGACTTCTGCTGGAAGAACGCCTCGAGCGTGTAGCTGCCCGAACCGGTCGGGATGAACACCTCGGGCAGACCGTACAGACCGAGCTTGAGCCGCCGATCAAAGTTGTCGGTCTGCTGAAACGCGAACGCAATGTCGTGAAACGCGCCGTCGAGAATCGTTCCGGGCACACCGGTCACGCCCAACACGATGGTGATCATGTCGATCAGCCAGGCGAGAGTAGAGTCTACCAGCGAGTTCAGCCAGGCGGGTGATTTCCCCCCTGTGATCGTGCGCCATGCGATCGGATGATGGTGCGACACAACGCCTCTCACGCCCGAGCGGGGATGGTCGGCGTTGAACACACACCACGGTTTGATCGCGTGCACGCCGAGCACCGGGGCGATGTTCACCCCGTCGGGTGCGTAGGCGGCTTCGTTGTTCGGGTCGAGGAACGGTTTGAGCGCCTCGCCGAACATCGAGCCGAGCAGGTCGACGAACGTGCGCTGCAAACCGTCGAACGCCGTGCCCGTGATACCGGTGACCTGCATACGGTCTTTGACGTCGACGACGATCGTCGGAATGCGCAGCAGGTTGGTCGCCTCGGCGAACGGATCCGGCTGCGGCATACCGGGTTCCCACAGATAAACCTCGATCGTGAGCCCGTTGTCCTCGCAGGTCTTGGTCACCAGTTGCAACAGCTCGTCCATGCGCCAGTTGAGCGAGATGAACGGCGAGGTGTCATTCCAGCCTGCGCTAGGCACGACGTAGACCGGCGTCGTCGCCATCTGCACAATGTCGCGCAGGTCGAGCTCCTCGCCCGGGTTCTGCATCAGCAGCGACCCGAAAATTGCGCGCCAGTCGAGGTTCAGCGACAACAGGTTGTTGACGAACTCCCACAACCCGAGCTGCACGCGCATGAACTGGCTTGCGAACAGGTACTTGATGACCGAAATCGCGTTACCGAACGCGACGCCTCGCGTCGGCGGGCCTTGCCACTGCAATGGCATGAACCACCACGGGAACGCGACAACGCGGGTCAGCCACACCTTGTCGTGAATCAGCTCGCACTCGATGGTGTCCGGCTCGTTCGGGTCGCCGAACTTGTCGTGCGCGACGTCGACGCGCCCAGACCAGCGCAGCGGCCCGCAGTCGACGACGACCGGCACGACCGTCTCGTGACAGTTCAGCACGACGTCGGCGAGCCCGTCGTCGCCGTCGAGCACGAGCTTGCCCGTCGGAACCGCCAGCCGGGGCCACGACACCTGCAAGCTCTTGCGGTTCGACGCCTCGCCCGCGAGCTTGTAGGTGTTGTACCGGACCGTGCACGAGACCTCACCGGGCGGGTTCGCGTCGACCTCGGCGACCTGGCGCGCCGCGTCCATCACCTCGTGCGGGTTGTGTGACAACAGCTTTCGTTGAATCTCGGCGAGATCGAGGTAATCGCCGATGTTCTCGACGCGCGGCACTAGTCGTGCACCGCCTCGGGCCACCGGCGCATCGGCGTAACCGAGGCGGTCACCTTCGTATTCGCGTTACCGTCGCGAACCCGGATCGCGATGCGCGAGGTCGTCGCGTCACGCGGCTGCCGCACGCCCGGAATCGGGCGGGTGAACCGACCGTCGAGCAGCGAATACAGCGGGCCTTGCGGCGGTTTGATGCCGAACACGCTCTCGAACCACTGCAACGCTGGGGGCACCTGCCCCATGCTCAACAGCTTCACGATCGTGTCGATGAGCTTCTGCCCGCCGTCGAGCTGCTGCCCGACTTGCCCCTGCGTGAGGTCGACGACCGCCCGGTAGCGCGGGTGCGTCGAGATGAGCACGCGCTGCCCGTCCTCCAGCGGCCCGAACTTGATCATGTCCGTTGAGCCCGGACCGTTCGCGATCTCCAGCAGCCCCGGACCCTCGAACACGATCTGCGGCCAGCCGTCGCGCTCACCGATGTTGGTCAGCGTCAGGAAACCCTCTTGCGTTTCGGTGCGGTTGTCGCCCGCAGCGACCTTGCGCACGCTCGCCGGGGTCGCCTGCGTGATCAGCGCGGCGCCAGCGCGCCCGCCGAACCCGACGCCGCGATGATCCGGCCCGAGCGCCGAGCCGGTGCCCTGCTCGGTGACCGTGAGCACCGGCACGCCCGCCGAGCGGTCGGTCAGCGCCCGCAGCAGCCGGTACTTGCGCGGGTTGCCCTGGTAACCGAGGATCAGGCGGAACTTCTCGCCGATGAACGGCGGCGGGAACAACGGCACCGGCAGCCCGATACGGGTTTTCTCGAAATCGTTGAACCGGTGCAGAACCGCACTCGTCGGCCCGACGGCGGCGCGGATACCGTCGCCCGCCCACTCGCCGTCCTCGTCGCGGTTGAGCCGCCCCCAAGCGTGGTTTTCGGCGCCGTCGGGGAACGTGATCTCTTGAAACGAACCGATCACGAAGTCGATGACTTGATAGTCGGTCGCGGTCGCGAAATCCTTGTACGGCCCGCACAACACGCTGACGCCCTCGGTGGTGACCGGATCGTCGGGGTCGTCGCGCCACACCGCGCGATCGCCGTTGGCGTACCAGTAGCCGCCGCCCTCGCCGTCGTAGCGGTACTGCGGCCAGTTCTCGCCGAGATCCTTGCTCGCGCTGGTGTCGTACTTGAACGTGTCGAGCATCGTGTTGTACGAGAACCCCCACGTGCACGTCGAGTCGACCGACTGCCAGAACGCGAGGTCGTTCATCCACACCGTTGACAGCACTTGCTTTTTCGCGCGGCGCGGTGACTGCTGGATCCGGTCGATCCATCGTTTTTCGAGCCGGACGTCGCACCACCACAGCCCGCCCTCGAACGTGAACCATTCGAGGCGGCATAGCTGCTCGGGATCGTTGGCGGCGATCCACTCCGAAACCACGCGCGACAGACCGTCGGGCGTGGTCGCCGACGCGAGAAACACCGCGTCGATCTGCATCGGGTCATATACCGTATCGCGGGTTTGCCCGCCGTCCTGCCGTGCGCCCTGCGCGCGGAGGTTGCGAAATTCTGGTGTCGGCGTCGTGATTTCGACGAGGTTTACGCCGTCCTGGTGTCGCGGCCACGCGGCCAGACCGCCCGACAGGTAGAACGTCACCTTGCGGTCAGCGGTCGTCAACATGATGAGCGGATCGGTGCGCTCGAGCATCAGCTCTTGCCCGAGCAGCGTCGCCTCACCGGGCGGAAACGTCTGCTTGTCCTGTGTCATCGTCCCCTGAATCCCTGGCTGATCTCTGCCGACTTGAACTGATTCGCAACCGAGTTCGCCACCGAGTCGGGCGTCTGGTTCGGCGCCTGGTGCACCGCCTCGATGTTGACCAGCGGCCCGGGCGGGCCACCGGGGTTGTGCTGGTTGGGATCGTTCGCGTTGGCCTGCTGCTGCGCCTGCTGCTGCCCCTGCCCCGCCGTGTTCGGGATCGCCGGACGCGCACCGGCGATGCCCGCAAGCACGCGACCGGGCAACGTCTTGAACGGGTCTGCGTTGGGGTTGCTGCCGCCGAAGCTCAGCGTTTCGAGGACACCGCTTGCCGCGATGCCGCCGAGCTGCGCGAGGTAGCCGATCGAGCGGTTCGCCAACTGGATACCGGTCTGCGCGGCCTGCCCCGCGCCCGGGGCGAGCATGTCCAGACCGGCAGCGCCCGCCGACAACGCGGCACCGGTGAGACCGCCAGTAACCCCGCTGACACCGCCGCCCTGCGCCCCTGGCGCGCCGGTGGGCTGCTGCCCCGCGATGACCGAGCCCGAGGCGAACGGCGCGGCCTGCGGGGCGCCTGCGCCCATGAACGGCAGCGCACCGCCGCCGCCGAACGCGGGCGGGCGCGAGTTGACCGTGATGCCAGCCGGGGCGGTCGAACCGTTGGTGATGACCTCCCACGCGCCGAGCCCCTGCGGCGGTGTGCCGTTGTAGCCGTAGAACGCCGTACGGTCAGCGACCGCCATCTGCTGCTCGCGCGTGGCGAGGTGCGGCATCGGCGCAAACTCCTGCCCGCCGTACGCATTCCACGTTGACGGCGAGAACTGGAGCCCGCCGTAGTGCCCGTTTCGCCCGGTGTCGGCGTTGGCCCAGTCGCCGCCCGATTCCTTGGCGGCGACCGCATCCCAGTTGAACCCGCTCAACAACGTGCTGCCGTTGACGACGTTCACTGGCACCGGCCCGCTGCCCGAGCCACCGGACAGCCGCCCGTCGGCGGCGATGTGCACGTGATCGTCGTGACGCCCAGCCTGCCCGAGCGTGTAGAAGTCGCCGAACTTGCCGACGCCCTTGCCGTTTTTGATGTTCGAGGCGAACCCGGGCGAATCGTGGATCAGTTCGAGCAGGCTGCCACCGTAGTAGCTCGCCATGTAGTCGGCGAACGCGCGCATCGCCTGCGGGCTACCGGAGTAGTCGCCCGCGAGCCCCTGCCCGTGGTAGCCGTCGTCGCCCGGGCGATCGCCCGACGACTTGGTGAGACCGAATTGCGCGGCGATCTGGTCTACCTGGCTGATCGTCAGCGGCCCGCCGCCCGGGCGCAGCGCCGACGGACCGAGCGCCGATGCGCCGTAGGCGTAGCTCGACGTACCGAACCCCAGCGGCGACTTGCCAGCGGCGATGTTCTGCGCGCCGAACATGCCGAACAGCCCGTGCCCGCCTTGGATCGGGCTAGCCTGGCTGATCGCGTTGAGCTGCGCGAGCATCGGCGCGGCGGCGAGGTTGCCGACGGTCTTGATCAGGTTCTCGACGAACCCCGACAGCCCCTCGCCCAGACCGAAATCGTCGTCGATCGCGGCGCCGAGCGCATCCATGCCCGTTGCGAACTCTTTTGCGGCGCCCTCCATCTTTTTCCACGTGCCCTGCTGCGCCTCGAGCAGCCGCATCTCGGCGGACTGCAAGGCGCGGCCTTGCGAGATCAGCGCGGCGCGCGCGTTGTACTTGTCCTGCTCGGTCGCGTCGGCGTCCGCCATGACCTCGAGGTAGCGGTAGCGCGCGTTCTGCAAGCTGGTCTGCGCGTTGAGGCGCGAGGTCTCGGCGTCGAACACCTTCTGCGGGTCGACCTCGTAGTAGCCCGGACCGGTCGGCATGTTGGAGCCGACGAGCGAACCGGGCACGAGCGGCGCGCCAGCGGTGACGCCCTCCTCGCCCGGAAAGCTGCCGAGCGGGATCGAGTCGAGCGACCACTGCGACGGGTCAAACGAGGGCTTATCCTTGCCGCCGCTGCCGCCGTCGGGTGTCGGGTCGATCGGTTTCGGGGTGCCCGCGACCGGCGCATCAGCGCCCGGGTTCGGTGCCGTGTTGCCGAATTGCGCATCCCACAGCGCGCCGAGCAGCGGGTCATTCGGGCGCTTGGGCGCATCGTTCGACGGGGCAGGCTGCCCGGGCTGCCCGGGCGGCGGTGCGTCGGCGCGGAACCCGGGCGGCAACAGCATGTTTCCCGTCGCGTCCGGATCGTTGACCGGCGCCGTGTTCTGCGGATCCGGCATGTAGCCGTTGTTCGGCGAGAACACATCGGTGATGAATCGCGGAATGTCGCGGATGACCGGCAGATCCGAAAACCACTCGGCGATATCGGTTTTCAGGTCCGAGAAGAACTGCCCGACGGTGCGGGTCGCCTCCTCCCAGTCCGACTTGAAGTTGTCCGTCGCCGTCTTGGTCGCACGGTCCGAGGTGCCCTGCAAGTCGACAAACTCGTTTTTGGCTGGGTCGAGATCGAGATGGTTGATCGCGTCGCCCATATCCTCGAACTGGGTACCGAACAGCCGCTGCCAAATCAGCGCCTGCTGCAACGGGTCGTGAATCTCGCGGATCCGGTCGAGCACCGCCGCCAGCGCGATCTTCGCCGCGTCGCCGCCTTGGGCAAACCGGTTCGCCATATCCTCGGCGCTGAACCCGAGCGCCTCGAACCCCTCCTGCGTCGACTTGGATCCGTCGACGGCGCGGATGCTGAACTCTTTCAGCGAGTCCGCAACCTTGTCGGTGTCGCGGGCGCCGCCCTCGAACCCCTGCTTGAGCAGCGTCAGCACCTCGTCGGCGTCAAGACCGAACTTGCGGAACTGGGTGCTGTACTCGTCGATGGTGTCGAGCCAGTCGCCCGAGACGTCGAGACCGGACTGAAAACCTGCCGTGATGATGTCGGCGGCGTCGGAAACGTTCTGCGCCAGCCCGGTCCGCAGCAGCGTCGTAATCGACCGCGACAGCTGCTCGGTCGTCGCGTCGGTGGTCGCACTCAGACCTTGCAACTTCTGGATGACCGTCTGAATCTCGGCGTCGGTCGCGTTCGGGTCGATCAGTCCGGCGCGGGTCGCCGCCGTCGCCGCCGCCAGGTTGTCCTCGACGCTGGCGCCGAAGTTGCTCGCGTACGCGCGCCCAGCCGCCGAGGCGTACTGCGACATGGACGCATCGTCGATGCCGAGGCGGGCCTGAAACTGGTCACGTAGCGCGATCGAGTCGAGCCCGTCGGCGATGCCCTCGGCGAGTTTCCTACCGGCTGCGACGCCGAGTAGACCGACACCGGCGAGCGCGAGCCCGATCGGACCGGCTGCGGCTCCGAGCCGCAGCAGCGCCGACGAGCCAGCGAACCCGCCGACGAACTCGTTCGCCATCTCTTGCCCGGACTGCCCAGCGTTCGAGATCGCGCCGCGCAATCCCTGCTGCGTGTATTCCTCATAGGCGCTTGCGGCCTGGCGGATCGCGCGCTCCTCGTCGCGGCGCGCCTTGGCTGCCCGCTCGGCCTGCTGAATCAGCTTCGCGCGCGGGGTATCGCCGCGCGCCATGAGGTCGTCGAGCTTGGCCTGCTCGGCGCGCAGCTTGCCCGTCGCGTCGCGGGCGGCGTCGAACGCCTTCTCGACCTTGGCTGAGTTCGTGCGGGCGCCGGACGCGAACGCCGACATGAAGTCGCCGCCCACGTCCTGCCCGATCCGATCGAACTGACGCTGAATATCGTTCGCCGTCCGGCGTAGCGAGGCGTCGTCGAGCTCGGTCGCGACGGTCATCTGCACCATGCGTCGATCACCTCTATTCCTTTGACGGCTTACGTTTTTCGTCGACGGTCAGTTCGAGCGGACCGACGTCGACCGCGCCGGTCAGCAGCCCGTCGGTCTGCGCGCGGATCGCGTCGAGGGCGTTGCGATCCGCCTTGTTGCGCATCACCTTGAGGTCGGCCAGCAGCGCGGACTTGAACCACGAATCAGGGGGCAGCCCCTCGAGCAGGGTGATGAGCTCGCGGCTGCTCATCCGCCCTTGGTGCCACTCGCGAATGTGGCGCCCGGGGTAGGCGGATGGCAGCGCGGTCTCGATCTGTTTGGGGTACAGCTTGATTAGGTCGATCGCGATATCAACTTTTGGGATCGGCGGCGGCGCGCTTCTTGCCCTCCTCGGCCATGCGCTGCCAGATGAGCGAGATCAGGCGCGAATTGCCCTTGCCTGCTTTGAATCGCTGGTAACCGTCCTCGCCCCACAGCGCGATCGCGCAGCGGGCGTGGTAACCGGGCGACATGAGTTTGACCGCGCCGTCTGGCTGGGTCTTCTGAAACGGTTCGATGAGCTGCCCGCGCACCGTGCGCGCCGGAATGTAGGTCTCGGATTCCTCGACGCGCACCTCGCCGCCGACAATCTCGCCGTCGGCGCCAACGCGGATCTCCTCGCCGTTGACGTAGGTCGTCTTGCTGCGCAGCTTGTGCGCCGGGATCTCGATATCGGGCAGCCGGTCGCACTGCTGGATCTCGAATTGCAGCTCATTCCAACGCTCTTGCTGCTCGTCGTCGAGCAGCGACGGGTTCGGAACCTCGAACCGCTCGACCGTGCCGTCGGGCAGCGTGACGCTGATGTACTCGGACGCGATGAACCCGAAATAGTCGGCGGCTTGTTCCTTGGCGGTCTCGACGTCGGCGCTGCGCGGAACCTCGACGTCGGCGGGGTTGGTGTGGTCTGTCATTGGTGCGGTCCTTTGCTCGGTGTGATCTGGTGGGCGGTGTGGTCTGCGGGTGTGGCTCGCTGGGGCGCCCGACCACACCATTGGAGGCGCCCCAGCGAGGGTCTGCGGTTACGTGCCGAGCGCGGTGATCACGTTCGACGGCGCCGAAATCGACATGCCGCCAGCGCTGTTGCTCGCGTGGATCTGGAACGAGTAGTCCTCGCCCTCAGACAGCCCGGAACCGTTGAGGGTGACCTTGCCGCCCGACACCGAGGGCGAGCCCGACAGTGTGAGGTCGGTGACCTCGCCGGTGTCCTCGAGGGTCTTGGTCGCGGCGTAGGTGAACGGCGTTGCGGGACCGGTCGGCTGGGTGAACTCCAGCTTGACGGCGCCACCGGTCTGCGCGGTCGCGACCGGGGCGTCGGAGAACACCGGAACGCCGGGGTTGTTCACCCAGCCCTGTCCGGCGCGGAACCGGGCGTGCGAGTAGCCCGAGTGCGGGTCGATCGAAATGCCCCACGTGAGCACGGTCGCGATGAGATCCTCGGGCGACCATGTGCGGTCGTCAATGTCCTCGAACGAGATCGCCGGGAACACGTCGACGAACACGTTGTCGCCCTTGTCGACGCCGAGCGCGAGGATCTGCCGCAGGCGACCCTCCATCTCGCGCGGCTTCTTGCGGGCGTAGTTCGGAATGCCCTGCGCCGGGGTGCCCGACAGTGGCAGGTCGAACTCGAGCGTGTCGGTCAGCGGCGACTGCTCGGCGAGACCGAACTGAATCGTGCCCTCCTCGGAGGTGATATCCGAGCGCACGACAGTACGGGTCTGCCAGATGTGGTCCTTTTGCACGTTGACCGTGTTCGAGAACGAGGGACCGTCGGAGGTACCGGCGCCGAGGTCGTACCACGTTCCGCCGAGTTCCTTTTTGAGATCCTTGCGGAACTTGCCGTCGGCGCTGAGCGGGGTGAACCCGGACTGCCACACGCCGTCTTCCTCGACAAACGCGAGCGAGGTGTTCACCCCGTCGTGATCGCGCATCAGGATCGAGCCGTAAAGCGCCTTGCGGAGGTTTCCGGTGTTGTAGCCGAATAGGTTCGACCACACATCGCCGGTGTTTGGCTGCGTCATTGGCGACGCTCCTTTCGATGGTGAGGGACCGGAACGCAATCCGGCTGAACTGAATTGGTGTGATCCCGCAGCCGAGGGCTGCGGCCAGAATCAGGACGCGACCGAGACGAGTCGCAAGTGCACCGAGTAGCGGGCGATGAACCGCTCAACGTCGGTGTTGTTGTAGGGGTCGTGGCGCGGCGAGGCGGTGCACCGCACAACGTCGGCGGTTGCGACGCCCCAACCGGGCACGGTGACCTCGGTCCACGGACGATCGCGCAGATACAACATGCGGCGCTTGATCGTTCGCGCATAGTCCTCGCACGCGGTATACGCCGACTTGCCGTCGGCGGCGACCGCCAGGTGGTCGAACTGATAGAACCCGTACTGCGTGTGTGAGTTCTCCCAGCCGTCGATCTTCTGAATCAGCGTGAACGGGAACGGATCACCTGTCTCACGCTTGGCGCCGACACCGCCGCCGATCGGCAGCAGCCAGGCGCGCAGAAACCGAATGTCGGGCGGCGCCTCGCGGTCGAGTAGCTCGATCACAGCCTGTCTCCGTACCTTGCTTTGGCCTTGCCGAACGGCGCGAACGCTGGTGTTGGCGTGTTCGGACCGTAGGGCGATTGCGAGTCGGGCGGATCCGCCATCGTGCCGTGCTCGATCATGTGGAATTTCCAGTCGTCCGAGTAGATCGTGCGGGCGGGCAACCCGTTTCGCGGCTTTTTGACCTTGCGGATCTTGACCGAGGCGACCGCATCGCCCTCGTCGATCGGGGTGTTCGACTGGATGAACCCCTTGATTTCCTTTGTGAGCGCCTCGTTCTCGGCGTCGAGCGTTGCGTCGCGACTGATCTTCTCGCGTAGCTCACGCTCGATATCGCGCCGCGAGGAAACCCGGGTGCGACTGCGGCGGCGCGCCATCAGGCGGACCTCAGTCGGTCGATGAACGTTTCGACCATGCCCCGCGTCATCAACGGCGACTGCCCGCGTTTGACGAACACGCACACCGACGACACCGACTCTTGCTCGTCTGCGCCGGGTTCGGGGTCGTCGTCGAACCCGATGCCCGACACGATGAGCGTGTATCCGCTCAACATGACGCCGGGGTCGAATGCGCGGCGAGCGGTCACCAGCGCATCGACAGCCGCCTCGAGCTGCTCGTAGGCGGCGGCGAGCTCGGGGCTAAGCATCAGCCCTCGTCGCTGCCCCAGCTGCGGCGCCGACCACGCCGAGGCTGCGGCTCTGCCTCGATCGCGGGCTCGGGCGCACCTTCGGAATCGAGCTGCTCGCCTGGCTCGGCGTCGTCCGGGCGCTCGGCGACCTCGCCCTGCACCTCGACCGAACCGGTCGGGGTGAACACATCTGGGCGGCTGTGCGGTCCGGCGCCGACTGCGGTCACCTTGCCCTCGGCGAGCAGCGGCGCGGCCTCGTCGTCGGTCAGCTCGATCGTGCTGCCGAGCTCGGCGCGGGTGTAGTGCACAGCAGCGCCGTCGCGGAGAACGAGGAACTCGTCGGCAATGGTGTAGCTGCTCATGGGGAATTGGTCTCCTTTACTGGTTATTCCACTCGCCGACACACCACACCTGCACCTCGGCGCCGTCGACGTCGCGTTCGATGACGCGCGGCCCGCGCAGCTCGAACTTGCGGCCGTCGAACTCGATCGCGTCGCGCGTGGTGATCGCGCGGGTGTCGTCGTCGACCGGCAGGAAAAACCACATGATCTCGGTGTCGACCGTGATCTGTGTTTCGGTCTCGGCGGGGCGCTGCGATTCCGTGTGGCATCCGGTCTTGGTGATCAGCGTGTCGGATTGCGGCACAGTGACACCGTTCGCGTCCTTGGTCGGCGCGTTCCGGCGCCGGATCGTCAGCGTCATGGTGCCGGGGTTGTCGTAGAACAGCATCAGTAGTCGTTCTTCGGGAAGCGCCCGCGCGGCGCCGCCGTGCTGCCGAGACCGAGCATCCGGCGGTGCCGAGGGGTGATGAACATGTCGACTACGGCGCGGTCGATCGTGACCTGCCGCGAGCTGTGGCTCGTGGTCTTGGTGACCGACGAGTACGGTCCGAGGTCGCCAGCGAGCAGCGCGTCGCGGGTGACCTCGAACACGACGACCTGCGCAGCCGGATCGTCGTCGGCGAGCCCGGGCTTGTGGTCTCGGATCCAGTCCGAGACGACTGTCAGTAGAGCCCCCGCCAAGTCGCTATCAGCCCACGCGGGCTGTTTCGCCCACTCGGCGAGGGTTTCTACTGTCAGGAAATCGGCCACGGGTCACCCGTAGAGCTCGATGAGCTCGGCCTTGTTCAGCGCCTCGGCCTCGTCGCGGTCGACGCCCTTGGAAACGGCGTAGTCGACCCACTCGGCTTTCGGCGCGGCCCGCAGCGGTGCGCCGCCCTCGGCGCGCGGCTGCGGCTCGACGTCGGCCTCGTCGTCGAGGTCGTCAGCATCGTCCTCGGGCTCGGGTGCTGCTGCGGCGCCAAGCTTTTCGACCATGCCGAGCTCGAGCAGGTGCTTCGCCTGATCGGCGGGCAGCCACTCGATGACCTCGCCGTAGTAGCGGTGATGGGTACGCCCGCCCTGGTCGCGTGCGCAGACCAGGGGGGCGACAACGCGGTAACGCATCAGGCGTTCACCCCGTTGATCCACCAACCGGCGCCGGGTTCGAGCACCACGGGCACGGTGATGCGGCGGCAGCGGATCCGCCAGCCGTCGGTCTGGTCTTCGCGCATGGTCTTGACCTGCAAGCCATTTTCAGCGGAGACGTAACCGGGCGCGGGCACGGTCTCGTTCGCGAACCCGCCCAACACCGTGGTATCGCACAGCAGCGCCTTGCCGAGCGTCGGGGCGTTCGGGCTCGTGATGAACGTAAACCCGCCGATCTGGCGCATGTACGCCGAGCTGAGACCGGCGCTGACTGGGGTCGACTCGACACCGGGGTACTCGCGCGGCAACAGCTTCATCAGCTCGTCGTCGGAGACGACGTTGGCGAACACGTCGGGCTCGACGAAAACGGCGTTCGGGCGGTAGCCCTGCTTGAGCTTGGTCAGCTCCGTTGCGGCGCGCATCAGATCCCGCAGGATCTTCACACCGCTCGTCGCCTTCCACGAGGCGATCGCGTTGGTGTTCTGCGTGACCGATGACGCGACCGCCGAGAGTGCCACGGTGTCAACGGCCATGATGTGGCTGTTCATCAGCTTGCGGAACGCGCGGCCTACCACGTCGTACTTCTGGCGGCTGATCGACACATCGGTGATCTTTGCGTCGTTGCCCCAGTTGACGGTGTTCGCCGTCGATGCCGGACCGGTGCTGATCGGCGTCACGGGGTACTCGCCGCCCGGGGTGACCGGCTGCGGCGGGCGGTCGGCGTAGATCGACTCGTTCTGCTCGTAGCCGATCGAGCCCGACTCGGTGGTGATGTTGGCGGTCAGCAGCTTGTCACCGACGAGCTGCTCATCGGCGATGGTGCGCAGCGCGCGCAGCACCCAAGGCGTGTCCTTGAGGAATCGGTTGATGCTGAGCACGTCGCCCGACAGGCTCGGCGCCCCAGGAGGGAATTGAACACCCATGTTGTGTACCTGCTTTCGTTTGTTCGGCCCGCTGGGGTCAGCGCAGCTTGATCAGAACCTTGGAGTTGGCAGCGGCGGCGAGGGCGTAGCCGACGATCTGGTCGCCGGTGTGGGTTTCGTCGTCGAACGCGGCGACAGCGCCACCGGTGGCGCCGACGACCGCCGAACCGGCGGAGATCGCGCCCGAGGCGGCGACCTCGAACACGCCGACGGTGTAGACCACGACACGAGCGCCGCTGGCGGCGTCGTGCGCGGCCACACCGAGCACGCCACTGGCGGCAGCCGAGACCGGGGCGACGGTCTGGTCGCCGGACACCCGGACGACCTGCCCAGCGGTCACGGTCGCCGAGGTGGTCAGCCCGAGCTTGTCGGCGGGAAAATAGTGCGGTGCGTACTCGGCCATTGGTCAGGCTCCTTCGATCTTGCGGCCAGTGATCAGCGCGAAAACGCCCGACTTTTCGGCGTCTTCGGGGGCGTCGTCGCGCGTGACGCCGTGCCCGATCTCGTCGACCGGAACGGCGCTGTTGCGCGGCAGGGTGTTGAGCAGCGCGAGGGTGCTTTCGCGGTTCTTCGCGAGCTCGTCGCGCCAGGTGTCGGCGACCTTGAGGCTGATACGCCCGTCGCCGAGCGCCGCCTGAATCGCCGCCTCGTTCTCGGCGGCGATCTGCTGCTCGCGAGCCGCCGACAGGTCAGCCACGGTCGCGGCCATCTTGTCGTATGCCTCGCGGTTGACGACCGTCATGCCGAACTTGGCGGCAATCTGGGTCGCCTCCTCGATGGTCACCTCGGACGGCGTTTCGCCGCCCTGCTCGGCCTTTTCGGCGAGCGCGCCGATAGCGGCCTCGATCGCGTTGTCGTCAGCGTCGGCGTCGAGGCCGAGCTTCTGCAACGCGCTCTCACTCAGGTTTCCCACAGTGGGCTCCTTTCCTTCACTTGCTGCCTCGGCCCCGACAGGCTGAGGGGTCTGGTTGTGCGCCTGCGGGATTCGCGGCGCTGGCGCCTGCGAGCGCCCAGCATGGTTGAACACCGACAGGTCAAACCGGTTGCGCGCGGCGTTCTTTGCGTCGCGCTTGGGTGCGGCGAGCACCTTGTCGGCGATACCGGCGTCGACGGCTTCCTGCGCCGACCACCACGTTTCGGCGGTCAGCACGTCGATCCACTCGTCGACCGAACCGCCCGCGCGGGCGGCGAAAATCGAGGCGATGTTGCGCCCGATCCGTTCGAGGTCGTCGGCCATCTTGCGCATGTCGTGCGCGTCGCCGACCATGACCGCCCACGGCAGGTGCGCCATGAGTTCGCTGTTCTCGGCGATGATCAGTTCGTCGCTGGCGCCGACGGCGATGAACCCCGCCGAGCTGGCGGCGTAGCCGTCGACCGTGGTCACCACGCGCGCCTTGTGCTGGCGCAGCGAGTTCATGATCGCGATCGCCTCATAGACGTCGCCCCCGGGCGAGTTGATGTGCAGCTCGATCGTGTCGACCGAATCGGGCAGCGCCTTGAGTTCGTTGCGGAAATTCTTGGCGGTAACGCCCCAGTACCAGTCGATTTCGTCGTAGATATCGACCTGCGCAACGGTGTCGTCGTCGCCCTTGTTCTGGATCCGGTACCACGGCTCGGCGGGCTTGCCGCCGTCGGCGCGGGCGGACTCGTGCCGGACACCCGCGTCTTGCAGTCGCTTGGCGGCAGCCTCGGCGAGTGCGTAGTCAGCGTTCGCGGCAGCGGCGTTCACTGCGTCGATCAGTCCCATAGCGGCATCGCTCCATCCGGTGTCTTGCGCCGATCGCGCGGGCTGCGTCCACGCGGGCGCTTGCGGGCTTGTGGCGCGTTCGTTGTCGTCGTCGAGGTCGTCGTGCCCTGCTGCGCCGGTTCGGGCGACTCGGGCTCGTCCTGCCCGGTGTCTGCGGTGTTCTCGTCGTCGTCGGCTGCCGGGTCCGGCCCCGGCAGGCCAGCGGCGTCGCGCAGGAACGCCTCGAGGCGCGGATCCGGCGTGAGCAACCCGGCGTTGACGAGCATCTGCAGCGCGGCGGCGGTCGCGTCCTGGCGCGAGCCGATCTCGTCGAACACCAGCAGCGGCGCGGGCTCGTCCTCGCCCCAGTTGACGTCAACAATGTCCTCAACGACGTGCGCCTGCGCGACGTCGCGGATCTCGTCGGCGACGGTCTGCACCGACTGCACGAACGTGTCGGCCTGCACGCTGGCGAGCGCGTAGCTGCCGCCCTTGCCGTCGAGGTTCAGGAAGTGAGCCAGCGCAACGAGAGCCATCTGGTGGTCGTGGTACTCGATCGCGCGCCGCGGGTCGAGTGGCGTGCCGTTCGGCGACAGGATGCCCGCCTCTTCGCCGAGCGTCAGTGCCAGGCCGGCAGACTCGCCGCCCGAGTAGTTCGAGGCGATGGCGAGCAGCTCGTCCATCCGGTCCTCATCCTCGGAATCAGACTCGTTGCCCTTGATGTAGGGCACGCCGATGCCGTGGCGCCGAATCGCGGCAGCCTCGATGCGGATCAGCTCGTCTTTGAGCTTCCAGTTCTTGTAGGCGGGGCGCAGCAGGCTATTACCGGTCCACACACCGGGATCCATGTCGTGCGTGTAGACCACGAGCTGCTCGACCGGGATCGCCGGACCCATGCTGTTGGGCGCCATCACCACCATGCCCGGACCGCCGAACGTGCCAGCGGGCCACTGCTGAATCGAGATCAGCCCGCCGTCGCGGTCGACATTCCAGTAGGCGATCGACGACTGAGGGCGCGGCGCAAGGCGTTTCAGCCAGAACCGCCCGCCCTCGTAAAAGTAGGTCTGCTCGAACACCGCGTGCCCGAATTGCAGCGACTTGAGCGCCAGGCGCAGGTGTTGATCCCACGAGAACCGGCCCCGGGTGCGCGGCGTCGGCTTGTCGGATTCATCGCCCTCGACCGGCAGACCGAGGCACGCGGCGACATGCTCGACCACCTCGGGGCGGGCGCCGTTCGCGCGGATCCGCCAGTCGGTGCGGCGGATCGGCAGCCCGATCGCGCGCAGCACCGACGCGATACGCGCCTCTTCGCGGCACATGCGCGTGTAGGTGAACACCGAGTTCGGCCAGCGCAGCTCGTCGACCCGCTCGAACTGGTCGAGCCCTTGCGCCAGGAACGAGCCGTATCCGGCGAGCGGGTTGACGTATCCGCGCTCGGTGCGAGGCGCGGCGGTCTTTTTGGTCTCGGCCATCGTCGCTCCTCTCGTCTTTAGAACGCGGCGGTCATCGCGTCGAACTTGTCGGGGTTCGTGCGCTTGGCGCGCTTGGCGCCGGTGCGCGGGGAAACGGTCTTGGCCTTGGGTTTCTGCCCGTACTTGCGCAGTGCCCAGTGCGCCAGCGAGGCGCCGACGAGCGGGATCGCTACGCCGTTGTCGTCTTCGAGCCAGGCGAAGTCACCACCGGGCAGCTCGCGCATCGTCGCCGACAGCACCGCGTCGTTGAGGATCTCCTGATCGCTATGCGTCAGTGAGCCATCGAGCGCGGCGTCGAGGAAACCGCTACAGGCGTGCGCCATCTCAGGTGTCCCGGTCATTGTCGGCTCGATGCCCGCAGCCAGCAGCAGATCCTCCAGCACCGCGGCGCCGTTCTTGCGGTCGATCACCAGCGCCACCGGGTTCCATTCGGCGACCTTGGAAATCAGGTAGCGGGCGATCTCGGTGTGCGATCCGCTGCGCAGCGGGCCCACCTCGATGTGCTCGCGGTAGTCCGCGCCGTACTGCGCCGCGCAGATTGCCCAGCGCTGGCGGTTGCGTGAGCGGTGAACCGCGATCGCGCGCGAGCCGACGAGCTCGACGTCGTGTTTAGCCAACGAATCCCACACCGCCTCGAATGGCGAACCGATCTCGTCCTCGTCGGGCGGATAGTCACCCCAGCCGAGGTAGTCAGCATCGAAAATCGCGCGTTGCTCGGCGGTTTTCGCCTTCTGCTGCTTGCTGCGTATCTCGCGCTCATTGGTCGCCACGCCGTACGAGGGTTGCGCCAGCGCCCACGTCTCGGGATCCTCGCGGCGCATATCGCGCGGCGCGGCATACAGCGCGTAGTACAGATCCGGTGCCCGCAGATGCCCGAGCCGGTGCAGACCGGCGAGCGTGTGGCACTTCGGATGCACCGCCGCGACCGGCGCCGTCGAAATGTAGATCGTCTGCGGGTTCTTCGCCGCCGACTGCGCCCCGGTGAGGTTGGCCTCCTCCTCGGGATCAATGTCGTACGCCTCGTCGATGATCAGCAGGTCAATCTCGGTGTAGCCACGACCGAAATCCTGCGAGCGCGGCCCGAACTCGGCCTCGCAATAGATCACCCCGGGGTTCCTCGGGTCGTGCAGCTTGATACTGCCCCTGTTGCCCGCCTTCGACGGTTTCTCAGCCAGCCGCGACCGCAGCCAAGGCACGCGGTTGATCACGGCAACAACACGTTTGAACACGTCGTACGCCGTCGACCAACGCTGCGCGGTGTAGATGATGCGCCCCGACCGCAGCACGAACATGTGGAACAAGATCAGCAGCACGATCAGCAACGTCTTGCCCTGCTGGCGCGTGCACTCGATACACACGTCGCGGTGCGTCCACAAACTCACGGGCTCGCGACCCTCGCGCTCAGCGTCCTCGATTTCCTCGGGCGTCGGCGGCTGCACCGACGTGATCGCCTGAATCGAGCGCCACTGCCACGGCATCGGCCGCAGCCCGACGTCGAGCCCGAACCGCCCACACCGTTCCGCCTGCGACGACTCGTCGCCCTCGTGTTTCGACTCGAACTCGGGTGTCTGCCGACCACGCAACCGCGGCCACGAACCGACCCACTCGGGCCACTGCGGGCGTTCCGACGGGCGCGAGGGCGGGCGCCGCGACGGTGCGCGCTTAGTAGCGCTTCGCCGGGTCTGTGTCGTCATCTGGCCCCGTCGAGATACCGGCGCGCTGGCGGTGAATATCAGCGAGGTAGTGCCGGAACACCGTTGCGCACTGCCGAGCCTCAGCAAGCACCTTGTCGACGTGCACCTCGACCACATCGCGGCCCACCTTGAGCCGCATCCACGCGTCCTCGCGACCCTCCAGCAGCTCATTGCACCGTTCGAGCCGATCAGCCATGCGGCACGCCTCGACGATCAACAACGTCAGCGAATACGGGTCGTCATCGCGGGCAAGCTCGGCCATCAGCCGCTCGCCAGCGGTCGGTTTCGGCGATTCCTGCGCCAGTTTCGCTGCCTTGCGGCGCGTGTTTGCTGTGGACTTAGCGGTCACGAGTTATCAGCCTTGTTTGCCAATCTTGCCGACCTGCAAAAATAAAAACCTGAC